ATGTGCCTGCAGCCGAAATTTTTTTAAAAGAAGCTAAATCTAAACCAAGAGCATTACCTGATGCCTCTTGGTTTGCTTGATCAATCAAGTTTGGTATATCTGTAATTCTACCACTAGAATCTGAAATAAAACTGAAAGTAGAAGACATACCGCCAGTAATATTTGCTGAGGTAAGAAATTTTTGAGCTTCTTGATCTCCTGATAGATCTATGCTTGAATATTTGTTTAAAATGGCACAATCTAATCTAATTTGATCTTCAATAATCTCTATACGAGTTCTAAGAGTAGTTAACTGGTCTGTAAATAAAGAATTAAGGAACTGTGGGAAAATTTGTACTCCTAGCGCTTGTTTCAAATAGATCATTCTGTGAAAAACTGAACTAGGCATTCTATTATACTGTGGAGGTCTGACACGAATATGACCTTGAGTATCACAAAATACTTCCAAATTTAATAAGTCAGCTACGTTTAAAATCTTTTCACGTACTGATGTAAATTCGTTGCTGTACATCTTAACACCATCAGCAAGTGACTTGTTAAAAGCAGCAATATCATAATCGATATCATAGTAATCATCAACAATGAATAAGTTTTTGTCCTTATTAGCACGGACATCATATGACATGCGACGTGTTAAATAATTAGTTTGCTTGCGTAATTGCTTCCTATTACTACTATCACTTGGGTTATTTTTACCATTAATAAAATGGTTACTATCATAGGCAGCAGAATTATCCACTTGACTATAGAAATATTTGGTATTTTTTTGAATTGTAGAAATGGAGCTATTAATATCATTTACCAAATTATTTATTTGGCTTTGTACTTCGGTAACTTGGCGAGCTTGTGTTGGATCATCTGTATTAGATATTTTTGAAGACAAAGCATTTACAGCGCCTATTGCGGTAGCAACATTTTGTAAATCAGCCAGCTTTTTCAATTTGCTATCTAAATCAGCATTAGCATTAGCAACTGTCAACTGCGCTTGCATAGCCTGTGCAATTGCAGATTCGTTCATTACTAAGTTTTTGAACGGAATAAAATTGCCCCAAAGGCTATTATTCTTAGAAAGATCATTTTTCAATGATTGAATGAATGAATGTGAAGATGCTTGACGGCTTTGTGGATCGCCACTAAATCCATACAAGTTTGATGTAGCTTTGTAATAAGTAGCGAAATTATATGGGACACCCGTGATAAGTAAAGAAAGCACATTCATTACATCTAGGCCGGCGAAAGGTTCTGCATAAATATTAGGATTACCAACTAAGTTTGGATCATTAATTTGATTTGATGATCCAAACTGTGTAAATATTCCAATTCCCTGTTTCCACTTATAGACTAAACCATCAGGAGCATAGAATACGCGCGTTAGTAATCCTGTAAATGGATCGATACTCTGGTCTTGAATATAATTGCCCTGTGTAGCTTTCTCGCCAGCCAGTGCTCCCAATTTATATTTAACCATAGAGCCAGAACCAGTTTGAGAAAGTAAATACATATTTTCTTCTAGTAGTTGCGGGATGCTGTTAGGAGGAGAATTGTTAAGAGTAATTACATCATAGTTAGATTGAAACGGAGTTAATGGATCGAAAATCAAACCATTGAAAGCATCTACTCCCGGTTTAAAATTCACTTTGCCTTGATCGAAATAGATAGTATTGTCTTTGCCACTTACATCAACTACAAATCTGCCGGCTGACCAATTATCAACTGCTGATTCTACTACCCCTGCAAAAACATGAGTTCCTTCGTGTTCTCCCACAAATTGTTTTCTAACCATAGCCCATAGAGAGCTAGGAAAATCAGGCCCAACAAACATAGCCTTTTCTGCCATTACAGAAATGTTAGCTGAAGGATTAAACAATATGTCACTAGCATTGGTAATAGACGTAATTGTGTTGTTAATGTTTTGTAGAATACCAAAGCCACTAAACATTTGAGTCAATCCAGCTAATATCTTATTATCAAATTGACTTTTGGAGTTCATGTAGATATGAATAACATCCATAGGCTGAACAATCAGTTTACCAGAGAAATTGAAACGAAGCTTTTTACGGGCGTAGTTGTAAGATTTGTTATTAGCTGTAAAATTACCAGCAGAATTTGCTAATAAAGTTAGTTGTTGGAAAATAGTGGCAATGATTATTTGAAATGCTTGCAACTCTGAATTACCGTGGCTCTTACTTCTTGCATTACTTGTCCATGGAAAACCGGTATATCCAGGACCAGTATCTAAACCATCATATCCAGCAATAGCTCCGTCTCTTAAGAAATCATCATTGACCTCTACTCCATTGTTACCGCCCAAACTAAGTGAATCTAATGGGTCGTACTTAAATTGAATCTCTACGCCTTGACGGTCAATAATGGCTCTTACTCGTTTACCAAGTAAGGTATCACGATCAATCTTAAAAGTAATTGGGCTAGCATTTCTAGCACTTCTAATGGCATTTAATTGATTCTGTTGTCTTGTAATAACTTCATTAGCGCTGGTAACACCAAACTGAAAGATTTTTTTATTGTAAAACAAGTTAGTAGCATCACTTAAAGCCACTTCAATATCATAATCTGTAATCAACATTGCTTCATAAGGGTCTGCAATACTAATATTAAATGTGCCTGGTGATTTCAAATCAACACTAGTACTAGTATTAATATTTATGAAGTTAGTTAACTCAATAACTCCAGTACCACCACCAAAAGTAGACTGTAGTAGATTGGTAGTATCAGTAATCCAAGTTGTAGTAGGATTTGTTTGGTTAAACCCGTAAAGAACTTTTAATCTATCAGTGGTTTTGATAAAACTATTACCATCTGGTGTATTAAATGGATTTGTATTTCCACCAAGTGCTCCAAATAAATTATTACCGCCACCAAAAATACCACCACTACCACTATCAAATACCGTACCTTTAGCAATGTCTCCTAATGTTATGATTAATGGAATTAATTGATCAGTTACATTTCCAACAGCAGCAGTTACTTGTTGTATTTTACTCAACTTTTCTAAGGCTGAAATTTGGTTACATTTATTTTTGAATAAGATATTAATGGCTTTATAATAAAGCTTTTCATCTGCATCCATAAAATCAGGACGATAGTTTTCAGCAATTGATGAAAACATTCTTTTCTTAAGAAGAACAGTTGCACTTGGCTCTTGCCACAAAATTTCAAACTGTTTTGGATCAGTATTATAAGGATCTCTTCTCAGATATCCTTCTTCTACATATTTACGCTCAGCAGATTGGTCAAATTTAGACGCAAAATCACCTAAAGCACCATACTTTATTACTTCTGTTTGCTCTTCATTTGCAAATGTGTCTAAAGTAGTAGTGGTATTTTCGCCAAAATTAAATTGGCTGCTAATTTGATCTGCTAAATCGCCTAAAAAACTCATAGAAGTCCTGCTAATGCTCCTACTATACCACCTGCGTTGCCAGGATTTCCGATATTGCTAATCGGACTGTCAGTACTTAGTCGAGTATTACCATTAAAAGAGTTAGCTGCATTAGGATAAAATGCATGGTTGGCAGTTGGCCCCGTCTTTGGGTTGTTGTGCCATGGGAAATAGTTGGTTCTGTATCCTCTTCTTTGTGTAACTACGAATACCATCTGATAGTCAAATAAAAAGTTATCTGCTCTTTCAGTGATAGTCATATTTTCAAAATATCCTCTATAAACCCAACCATTATAATACATTTCAACGGCAAAGGCCAAAGATGCAAGCGAAGGAATATTTCTAGCAGATAGATTATTGTTTGGAGAACTCATGCCTAGAATTCCTCCAAGTAGTCCGGCTCCACCGGCAGCCGCAGTAGCATTATTTCCACCAATTAGTTGACCTAATGCTCCTCCAACACCTTGAACAATATTATTAGCCAAATCAGCCGCTGCATTATTGGCTGCTAACGTAAGACCTGTAGCATCAAATGCATATTGCTCTGCACGATAAATTTCATAGAGCATATTTATGCCCTCAATACCAGAACTGCCGGTAGTTCCTGAAATATTCAAAGTGCTTAAATCTTCTCCCCAATATTGTAAAGTAAATCCGCCTTTAGTTCTCTCTTTAGTAATTAATTTTCTATGATTGTATGTGATGTTCTGCGGATTTATAAACATACGCACAGTACCAAACTGAGGTACGAACCAAGTTATAATATTTCTACCAATAGTACCATTGATACCAGTATTAATTTTGGTATATGGTAATCCATTACCATCGGCAGATGGTGTGGAGGCTACCAAAAATCCATTTGACTGGAAGGAAGCTAACTGACTTTGTGTTAATGGATTTAAGCTATTAAGCGTGGCTTGTGCTTGGTCAATATCACTAATTGCATCATCTAATGAAAATTTTGCCATATATTATCCTTCGTTAGTTGCCGTGCTTGCTGCGCTTCCAATTCTAGCTTGTGGACTTTGGTGTACAGCCCTTCCACAGTGAGGACATACACCAGTAATGTTAACCGTAATTGCAGACCCCGGAGCTAATGCAACAGGAATTGCTCCTTGATGTTGATTAGTGGCAGCAGCAAGTGGACCACGATTTGCTGTACCTGGAACATTTGTGGTTGTTCCAGTCGTACCAGTTGGTACTGATGCTGCTACCTGTCTGCCTGCTGGCCTATAATCTCTAACATTCTGATTTACAGCCATTGTATTCGAAGTTGTAGTAGTTGGACCAGGTGGCCTAAATAATACAGGGGCCAAGCTATTTTGAACCATAGAGTTAGCGCGAGCTTGCACTCCAGCTATTACTCTTCCCATAGATTCTTTTTGATCCTCTGGTAAATTGGCGACTTGAGTTTTCCAATCACTAATTGATTTCATCAATTTTTCATGACTTTGTTGAGTTTTTTCTTTATTACGAGACGAAATACTTTCTTGTAAACTGATAATGTCACTTTGAATAGACATTGGTAAGTTTCTGATAGTTATACCTAATTCTTTCAGCGCCCTTTCTGCTGGAGTTCCTTCTGTGGGATTCATGCCTCTTCTTTGTACATCTCGTAGTGCCTCCTGATTAGGTAAATTAACTGCTCTACCTTGTTTGTCCACGCCACCTGCGTCTCCTGTGCGAGCGGCAAATGTTCTTTGAATGGTAGTCAAATTTGCTAAGTCTGCTTGACCGCGCATTCTTTTTGTATTGATGTTGATCTCTTTTAGCTCAGTATATGATAACTGCTCTATCTTAGCGCCCTTCTCTATATTTTCTGCTAATATTGTGGTTGGATCTTTAACTTTCTCTGCAACTTTGCCAACGCGCATTGATTCTAATAATGACTCAGCCTCTTCTCTGCTTCTGGCCATTTTACCTAGTGGGCTTTGTTGTAAAATTTGAATTTGACGAGTATACTGAGCGGCTGCAGTTTGGCTTTTTTGTGCATCTTCAAATGACACAATTGGACCAGTCATTTTCTTAATTGTCTCTTCTACTTTCTTCTGTAATCCGGCAAAATCTCCACGTTTAATCATGGCATCTATTTGAAAACCACCCATTAGTCCACCAGGCCCTCCAGACATTCTGGAAACAAAAGCCTGTTGAGCTTGATTCATATCTTTTATCTGGGACGTATAATTCTTAAACATCTCCAGAGCATTTTGTACGGGGACACCAACATTACTTAGGGAAGCAACATACTGGTTCAAAGATTCAGTCATGCCTTGTGTCATCTTTTTAGCACCATCTTCTCCCATAGCAAAAAACTTAAAAGCATCCGCAGCCCCCATCAAAGCAGATCTAACGTCATCAATTTGGGCGTGCAATGTTTCGGAAACGGCCGTGATGTTTGCTGTAAACTTAAGAGCATCTTGAACTGATACACCATATTGAGAAATAGCTTTCCTCATATCTTCAAATACTTCGTTTTGATTTCTTCCAGCACCAGTTGCATATTGTACAGCAGCAGTCAATATATTGGTAGAACGTCCAGCTACCTCCATGCTGCCCATAAGTTCTTTGAATCCCCCAGGCATCTTAACAATGGTGGCCATATAACCGGCCATTACTTCTTCACTTTCTATGCCAGTAGCCTGCATAGCATTATACATAACATCTTGGTATTTAGCAGTAATATTATTTAGATTCTTAAAATCATTACCGACACCACCAAAAGTCTTACCGATCCCTCGAAACAAGGTTTCGGTGTCTCCTGCTTGAGCAGTAAGTTGTATAAAAGCATTTTGTAGTTTAAGTGCATTATCAGCACCCACTAACATAGCCTTAGAAGACTCGACTATTTTATTTTTTGCTTCTGCAAATACTTTAGTAGCAGATGCTAGCATTTCTGCGCCCAGTGACTTTTTTGCAGCATCTCCAGACATCATAAGATTTCGAACTGCACTAGCCGTCTCATCAAATTCCTTCTTTGCTAGGCTATAAGCTGGACTTTTTTCTAATATATTTTGCATATCGCCTATTTGGGAAGCAAATGTAGACAATCTAGAAGTATCTACATTTGCAAAAGAATTAAAAGATTCTTTTGCGCCAAGAACCGCGGCTGTTAGCGCCCCAAATTTAGTGGCATCCTGAGAAGCCAAGTTACCAATATTTTCTAATTTTCCACCAGCAATAACAAATCCTTCAGATAGGGTTTTTAAAGCACTGGTAGATCCTGTAAATGTAACTTCTAAGGCAGACATACTTTCTCTAGATTTATCAGCAGTCGCATTAAAATCATTCAATGATTTTAGTACTGCTGGATCCAATGGTTCAATATTTGGATCTGTCGATGTATTTGGATCTACTGGATCAGCCATTTAATTTACCTTGTTTCCTTTAAAGTTGCTCTGCGTTTTCTTCTTGGGGGCGGTTTATCTTCCTGCACTTCAAATACACCAGGTAAGCCTTCCGTAACCATTCTCATAGACTCTTCCATATCTTCATCGCTGGATTCATGAACATTATCATTTATAAGCTGTTGTACTGCTTCTGAATTCCAGAATGACCCCAATAGATATGCGTGATTTTTAGCTAGTTCCGCATCATCTCGATGGTCGCCCAGCCAGTTATAATAAAGCCATAATTTTAGAACCGGGTCCATCTCTGTAATGAACGGGTCAATCGGTAACTTATGATACATCTTACATAGATGCCATATGAAACGATGCTCCGGTTCATTCATTATTTTTTTAAGTCGTCAACAACCTCCTTAACCTGCTCCTCGGTCTTTGGGTTATACTTATTTTGCGCTTCCATAGCTAAATTATTATATTCTGTAAAGAGACGGAGGAGCAGAGCATGGTCCATCAGCTCAATGAACTCTAAACGAGCCTCTAAATCGTAGGAATGTAAAAACTCTTCAATTCGAACTCCTGCTACTACCACTAGTGAACGAGCTAGTAACTGTTTACGATTTTCAAAGATAAATTGCACTGACCCATCGAATTCGGCAGTGGCCACAACGGCATCTCGCAACTCTTGTGATGTTAATGTTTGTAATTTGTACATCTGCCCACCAATTTCAACATCTTTAGACAGGCGCGTCATACCAATTAATATCTCAATACGTCTTCTAGCGCCATCAGACAATCGTTCTTTGCCCTCTCTCTTGGCCTTTTTAACAGCTAGAATATCTTTCTCTACATCAGTTAAATCTCTAACTGGTTGCGGGAAATTAGGTTGCATTTGAGCCTGGAATTCTCTCATAGAGGTTTCATCAAATGTAGGCGTTTCATGCATATGACGTTGGGGGCGCTGTGGCATTGGAGATGGTTGATCATAACCACTATCATCTGGCACATTAAATTCCCTCATTGGGGGACCTGAAAACTGTTTACTTCCAATTGGACTATCAAACTTTGGCATAATTAACTCCACAAAATAAATACCCTGCTATGATTATATATCAAGCAGGGTACTTTATGAAGAGTTTTGAGATATTAGAAAGGATTAGAAGATTCCGGTAGAACCTGGATATTGACCAGATCCAATATCAATTAGACCAGCAGCATCAAGAGATCCTCTTCTACCACCTGCACCAGTATCAGTCTGAGATTCAATCCAGTTTGGATTGGATGCACCACCAAATGGCTTGTACAAGTTGTTCTGTCCACCAACAGCAGCGGGGCCACCGTTTACTGTGCTGTAAATGTGCTCTGCTTCCCAAGTTAAGCTGTCAGTAATTACCCAATCACTTACTTGATAAGTATAATCAATACCAGAGATCCATACGTTCTTGATAATTGTAGTTACTTGAGCATTTACCTGAAACTTTTGTTTATCAAAAATGATAATATCAAAAGGATAAACTTGAGATGCGACATGCAAAAAGCCTCTATCAAAAGCTTCTGCTACTCTTAGCTTTTGGAATCTTACTCTTTGGCAAGTTCCAGATACGTTAGTTGATTGGTGTGGTACAGAATCAATATGACCATCAGTTCCAACTTCATCAATCATCTTAATTGCTCTCTTCTCAGAGATTGCCATAGATTGAACTGCACCAATTGGTTGATAACCGCTTGGAGTTCTAACAGCTAATAAGATGTTAGTTGAAATTGCAGTATTGGTAGTATTAGTACCAAATCCGTCACCTAGATTAAGTAGTGAACCTGTTTGTGGATAGCCTGTAACCATATTATTTAACTCCCTAAGATATTATATATCAAGCTCCCAAATTAGTAACTGTTACCTTAATATAGATCCAGTTAATTGGGTAAACTGGCTGTACACTTACTGCAACATTCCACTGACGAGGATCTACTGAGTCTCTCTGAACTGCTAATCCTCTGAAGGCTGTAATGAGTCCTTGTGAGATCAAAGAATTCAACAAGATAACTGCTTCTGTGCTCAACTGAGTTGCTGTATCGACTCTTTCTGGAGTACCGATAAATCCAGCAAATCCAGCACGTAGAACCTTGGCAACTCTATCTCTGATGAAGACAATAGAGATTTCTTGTTCTTCTGGGAATCCAGACTGGCTGGTTGTGATACCCCAAACAACCCTTCCACCACCTGCTACTGGTTGTAATGTTGTTACACCAGCTTCTGCTAGTTGAGTTAGAGTTAGTGAAGAGAAGGTCTTGTTTCTCAAGATAGTAAATCCGCTAAATACCTTATTGGTAAATGGATTCTGTAGAGCTAAATCTGCGTTTGCATAACCTGCTGCAGCGGCTGCGATGTAGAAGCCGTCAACCAAGACATTTTCAGCTCCTGCTTGAACAACAATCTGATCTGGATAGAAGTATACACAGCGGAATGTTGAGCCATAAGAATTAGATACAGAGTAGTTTGCAAGGTCTTCAACGTTACCGGCCAAAATATCGGTAATGTTATCTCCTTGAATTCCCTCTAGAACACCAATATCTTCTACTGCTGCTGGTTGTGCACCAGTGAGGTTAGCTGGAGTCAACCCTTGAATTGCTCCGATGAACAAAACACGCTCTTTTCTATTAGCGATATTGCTCATTGTAATACAGTGGCTTAAGCAATTCTGGAAGATAACTGACATAGTTTGGTTCGGTAGTGGAACTAAAATATCACATTCAACAGTTTCTAGAACTTCTAGAGCATTTAACCATCCAGCATCAAAGAAGGAAGCATCTCTTGCGTCTACTATAGTAACTCTTAGTTGATATCCGTTTGGAACAACGTTATGGTTGACTACTAAGTAGGTGCTGACATCAAGAGGATCGATAACTTCGTATCTAGTATTACTCTCACTTACGAAAGCCATTTGCAATGTAAGTGTATTGGTAAATGCATCATATCCAATGATATCATAAAGCCCATCATTCCCAACAGATGATCCATTAATCTTTAACCTATAATTGGTAATCAAGTTAGGAATATTGAAATTTATCGCAGTGCTAGTTAAAGTGCCCTGGGCAGTATTCAATAGAGCAACTAAAGTACCATCAGTTCCAGATTTTCCAGCAACTGGTAATCCGGTTGAAATTTGAATTAATTCAAAAGCTGTGCTCGTTTGTGAAACAAAGTCTGGGAATCCAGTTGAGCTTGGAAATGGAGTTGGATATCCCGGCTGACCTGTTGTAATGGTTTGAATACTCAGTTGACCATTAGAAACTCCAGTAATCTGGAAAGTTCCAATGTTTGCTTTATTATTGGATTCAATAATCTTTAGCAATTTGCCAACGAAAGTAGAATCAAAATTTCCACTCTCAGCATGGAAAACTGCTTGTGTGCCGAAAGCAGGCAATCTACCAACATAACCATCAAACCCAGTAACCACAGTTTCAAAACTTTGGATAACGCTATAACCGAAGGAGTAACCAGAAGGAGGTTGTAGATCGCTGAAAACAAACTGAGTTGTAGTTGGATTTCCGGCGGTTCCTAGAGTATAATATGGGTGCTTATTAGGTAGTAACTGAGTTTCAACTTGAGTAGTTGGATTAGTTACAAAGAAATGAATGTTAGCATTCAAATCTGGAGCGACACCAATTGGGAATGGAAAGATAAATTCATCTACGTTAGTTGATAGAGCATCAACAGAAGGATCCATTACGTAAGAAGTTCTTCTTGGTAGTGGAGGAGCGGCCTGAACAGCAATCATAGAAGATGCGCCGTTAGCGAATAGTAACTGACCACCTAAGCTTAGGTTATTGGTTAAACTGGCTGGACCACTGAAATTTGTGATATCAGAAATGCCCTGAACTAAAGTTGGGTTGTTGATATTTTGTAGCGGGATAACGGTGGCAGTGAGAGAGTCTCCACGAACTAGAACTCCACTAGCAACGATGATAGTGAAAGCATCACCCTCACGGAATGGAGATACTACTACGTTGGATACGGCAGTTTCAGTGATATTAAAGCTTAGTACACCGTTGCTTACAGTTTGGCCGTTAGCAATCCAAACAATTGGATTACCATTTGCATCTAACTTAGCACCGGATACAGAACCGAAAGCCAAGAACTTTGCAGTTCCAGCAATTGGTTGGTTCATTGGATTTCTTTGAACAGAAATACAACGGATAGTCCAAGTCTCAGGAGGAGAATTGTTATCTTGTAGAGTTAAGCTATTAATTGATCCTAAACCGACGTTTGTGCTGAGCGGAGTATAGAAAGAACCACCTTGATCTTGGAGATGTGCTGCTTGTAGCAGAATATGTCCAGTAGTTGGGTCTAATTGATAATCGTACTTGAAGCTAAAAGTTGTATTTGCAGCAATTGGGCCTAGCTCTAATCCAACTAATGGAACTCCATTCTTAAATAGAGTTGTACGGTTCTGTATTACTGGAAAATTTGCAAGAGCAAAGTGTCTGCCATCAGAACCCGAACTTGAGGTGTATGTAGCATTGAGTCCATCTTGACCACTGCCTAAAGCTTGAGAAACTAGAATTTCGCTAGTCGAGCCTTGACCGATCATAGCTACGACACGGGAACCTCCAGGGATCGCAACACCACTTGACTGGGTAATTACGTCGGTGAATACTCCTGGTAAGGCATTTGTTGCGCCTGGTATATTTGCCATGTTAAATCCTTCTCACTCGGTTTTGTGGATTGTATCACTAAAATGTAGTAATATTACTATCCTTGACGCTATATTAGCACATTTTGTTGACTTACGGTGTCTTAAACTTTTCAATTTGACCCTATTCAGCCACAGTATTTTACAGTTTTAGTAGCATATCTGAGGTGTTTACTTCTGTATTCACCGTCAAGTTAGCGGCTAATGGACTGTTTGGCGCTGACAAATCACCAAAACTAGCTGTAAAGAGAATGGCATCGATTGTATTTGAAATCGGTATTTCTCTTGCCCATTCAGTTCTTATATCTAACGTTAGACTTTGCCTAAATAACTTATCAACTCGGTCATCTGTTTCAGATGGGGCACCAATTGAAATTGGTTTGACTACAATTCCTATTTCATGAAGAGTATCAAAATGTACTTCTGTAAAGCACATTCCAATCAATTCTACTAAGTCATCTCTAGCTCTTAAACTGCGACTCATTACATCAATAATTATCGACCCTTCCCAAACACCAGAGGTACAAAAGGCAATTGGTTTTCTGACAATTGTTTCATTACCATATCCATCAACATATAAGATATTATCATATTTGACCATACCCTGATCGCGATTAATAGAAATAGGAACATAACGACTGCCACCACTCTTAACTAAAATTGCTGGATAAAAAATACCGTCATAACGATAATTCTCACCAATAAAAAGACGAGTTGGTAGAATCGGATTAGGGTTTAGTTCCGGGTGGGCACCGGGACCGTGTGGTAAATCTGCTCCTGGAGGCAGATCTGTGTGATCTACTGTATTAGGAAATCCCCATTGATCCTTTGAGAAGTGATAATAGCTATCCTTAGAAAAGAAATCACGCAATGTTGCAATGATGATTTCTTTAGGATAAACAATCATCGAAGCTTGGATGATATTGTATATTCCAAAGAGATCTGATCTAAAGAAATTATTAGAGGACATATATAAATGTCAAATTATGTGTTACTAGCTGAAGGCTTTCCAGCAGCTACCCAGGCCAAAAACTGATTAAATAGTTCTTGATTGTTTGGATCAACTGATTGTGGTAATCCTGGAGCTTGAGTAGGTGGCGGAACAAAATTTGCAGGGACTTGTTCAACATCAGAAGCTGGTCTAATTAATGGAGTTGGTAGGCCCGGATGCTGAGGGACAATTCCTCTAGCTGCTTCCGCGGCTCTAACAAGAGCAACATTATTTTGGTATATTGCATTAAAAACTTCTAAAGAAACAACATTATATCCTTCTAAAGTTTCTTGATCTGTTTCAAAATGCTCAGTAATAAACCCGTTTGGTAAATTAGGGTCGTTTTGTGCCGTTTTATATGCAATGTATTTCATTATGCCATCCATGCAACTTCAATAAAGCCGGATCCTCCCCAGCCACCGAGACCACCATCATGGGTGTTATTATAGTCCCAGTTTTCACCACCACCTGCACCACCGCCACCGCCACCATAGGTACCATTACCTCCATAGCCAGCGAATGGATATCCATCAAATCCTTGTGCGCCTTGTCCGCCACTTCCAGCAGTTGACAAAACATTGTTAGATACCCCTCCAGCAGTTCCTCCGCCAGACAACGAATACTGGTTAGGGGCGCGGTTAACAGCATGAGCTATACCCTGTACAGCATTGAATGGAGTAAAAGGTGCACGTTCTGCTGCCATTTGGATATTTTGTGGAGTTGGGTTCGTAGCACCAGAGAAAGCCGCATTAGCACAGTCAGCCCCTACTGGAAATGTAAGAGTATTGATTGAAATCAATTGACCTTCTCTACCACCTTTCCCACCAGGGAAAATAGTAGAGCCGAATATACTAGAAGATCCGTCTGAACCAGGATTTCCTGGTTTTGTACCACCACCAGATGGGCTTACAATATTAGCTACACAGTTGGAAGTTCCCCCGATACCTCCCTGACCTACAGAAATTGTATAAGTAACACCGGGTGTTACAGAAATTATTTGGGTTAACGTAGGTGCTGGGTGTCCTCCACTGCCTCCACCTGCAAAATAAGTAATGCTTCTTCCAGATGAGCTAGCACCACCGCCTCCACCTCCACCACCGCCACACCCAGTAACAATAGCATACTTAATACCCGCTGGACAAGTCCATGTACCAGTTATAATTGAACCAATTGCACCAATTTGAGAACCAGTAACCATAGTACCAGTACCACCTGTACAACCCGTAAAACTAGTAGCTGTAATTCCAGTGTAACTAACTGTCACATAAGCATAAGAAAAATTAATGATAACTTGTACGCCTATCTGTCCACTAGTTGGAAATCCAGAGGTAGAAGTAACATTAATTGTTCCAGTTGGCAATACAACGTTATTTGATGCTGACGTTACTGTTGTGTAAAGAATTCCCCCTGCCCCTAATACAGAGGTTGGTGTGCTGAAAAATTGTTTGAAAAGTCTAGGGCTACTCATTTTATACCTTTCATATTATAACCCATCCACCAGAATCTGCTACTAATGTAATAGATCCGAATGGAATATTATACACATAATTTGCTGCTAAACCTTCGATAGTTTCGTCTGAATTAGCTCTAACTAATGTAATTGGCCTAATATCTGCGTTACCTGTAGCATCTTTAATAACTAGTGTACGACCTGGTGGGCCCAAACTAACTGACGGTAAATTAACTGTCATAGCACTGCTTGTTAAATCAAAAGACAAAACATGATCAACTGGAACGACAGTATATGTGCTACCACCGGTAATTCTACGTAGATTTACCATAGTTGGAGTATTTAAATTACTTCTATAAACCCATGTTAATGGTAGATTCTTAACTAAATTAAGGTCAGTACCATTATAGGTGGTGCTATCAAAGAAGTTTCCAACAACAGATACCGTTCCTGTTGCCGGTGCTAAAATATATCCATTGGTAAGCGTTGTTCCAGATCTAAAGAAAAAGTTATCAACTATATTGCCGTTAGATCCATTTACTACAGATACAATAGAGCTTGGTGGTGTGGAGGCAGAGTTAACAATAAGTCTATTCCCAGAGAAATTAAATCCTGTAGTAGAAGAGCTGCTTGCAGTAATAGGAAGCTGAGTACCAACAGCATTGAAGTTTACAGTACTGTTAGTCATGGTGCCTAGAACACTCCAAGTTGTACTACTTACATTCAAATTAAATGTACATGCATCAACAATAGCATTAGAATCAATTGTTAGCGTACAGTTGGTACCAGTTACATTAAATGTACAGTCTTTAGCTATACAACCACTTAGTGTAACCATTTCATTAGAGCCCGTAATATTGATCGTTACATTCTCTAGTCTAGTATTAGCTAAGAAATTGATTGGGCCACCACTACCAGAAAAATTAATTGTGGTATTAGTAATTAATGTGTTTAATGTAACTAAATGTCCACTTGGAGTTGGATTGAAATTAATGATGCATCTATCCATTGGGGCACCATTAAAATCAAATGTGTTAACATTTAATGTAATATTTCTAAACTCAACATTTAGAACCGAGAGAGAGTTAATTGGGCTAAATACCGTTGTACCGTCACCAACAAATCTTACTGGATTATTGTATGTAAGTGAAGTTGGTATATCAGTAAATGTACCTTTGACATGTATTAAACTATTGTATTTTGAATTAAAGTTAATCCATGTTTCTAAAGCATCAAATGTTCTAAACTCACCATTATTTGCATCAACACAAAATGTAGCAATCTCGCCCCAATCTTTTTTATAGATGAACTTTCTAGCATCTACAGATTGTAATGAGATGGTAGCAGATGTACCAGAACCAGAAACAAATGAAGATACTATGTATAGAATAGTTAAATCTGTTCTTTTGTTAATTAAATCTGAGAATGTAGTTGCTGGTATTACATATGAAGTAGAGCTTACTACATCAAATGCAGTAAATGTTCTGGCAGTGTTGCTTGGATTTCCAAGGCTGGCGTCAAAGTCCAATAATGGAATAGCATCATAATCACCACTCTTATTTATACAGACTGCCCAGTTTACATCATAGTTGTTAAAATTATACTGTTCCTGAACAAAAGGTATTGAGAGTGAATCATTATTGATGTCAATAATTTTCCCATCAACTAGAACTACACCTCCTGTGAAATTAATGATACCGGCAGCGCCATCATATACGTTGAAAATATCAAAACCACGAATAACTCCATTAGAGTGTAGTAGTTTTTCTGGCACTGCCATGTAGTCAAACACTGAATCACTAAGGTCTTTTTCACTAGTATTTCCAAATTGTCGTCTATCTACAATTTTGCTAACTGTCTGTGTAGTATCGTTAACTTGACACGTTCCAATTAACATTAATTCAGTATCTAATTGAAGAGTTGGGAACAGTTGGAAATCTATTATTTGATCAGAGAAATCAGTAATGACTGTATTTGGGTCCATAACAACATCAATATAGTCAACATGAGTCTCATCATAAAATCTAATGACATCACCCTTCTTACCCTGTGTACGCGGACCAAAATGAGTAAAATTAGTTCCATCATAAGATGCTAGATATCCATCAAACACACCAGTAGTGCTTGAGAAACTAAACATTCTCAAAGAAATTTTGTTTACTGAGCCGAACTGATATCCTCTTAATTTAGGAGAGATAGTTACAATATCTAGTTTGTTAAGCTGTGAATATCCATATAAAGTAGTGCCATTAACGGTTATGTTACCACCGGCAAGAGTTAATCTGCCACGTTCATGAGTAAATGTTTTACCATTCTGGTCTACATATACTTCAAAATGTCTCTTGAATGGAGTAACAACCGTGTAATCGGTCGAAGATTCAGTGCTGAACGAAACAGAATCAGATCCAAAATAGACAGCAACTTGGGAAAACGGCTGTAAAGTAGATGTGGGTGAAAATCCTTTAGCATGGACAGAGTCATAAACAGTAATATCTGTATAAACGTTAGTAGCACAATTTATATTAACTGACTGAATAATATAGCGCCCAAAATCCACTAAGTTGCCAGCCCCTAGAGATTGAACAACGATAGTTTTTCCAATTTTTAACCCAGAGGTATCTAAATTAAGAGGAATACGATAAGTAGTTTGTACTCTACCAGGTTGTACCTGAATATCTTGTACGGTGGCCACCCAATAACCATCTCCATATCCATCCAAGGCTTGTGAGTCTTCTTTTGCTAATCTTTCTGTTTCAGAACCATTGACATAATAGTTATTTCTTCTAAGAGGAATAAACAATTTAGTTGGGTTCAACGCGGCAGCAGATGAGCCGTAAGAAGTCATAAATGGAGGGCTTGCTACACCAGAGCCAGTTGGTCCAAACCCTAATGGATCAGCAGCCACAGTTCCTACTGTTGGCACAATGGAAATAACATTCTTCGGGAAATTAATATTGTTACTTAATGTATCAATTGAGCCATCTGGAGCAATAGCTGTGCTTATGATAGAAAATGCGCTATTGTTATAAGAATCAGCCAGACAAATACCAAATTCACCACCTGAAGAAAAGGCAGTAAATCTGTAATTGTATCCTACTTTGCGGAAGGCATTATTTGTAGCCTGAACAATTGATTCAAGAGTATACGCTCCTGGTGTAGTGCCTTGATTTCCAGTTACATCAATTCCTGGCAAGAAAACATAACCATCAACAGCATGACCAGTTGGGTAAAATGCTAAGTATAGTAAATAGTGCGTCTCATCAAATTGATCTGGAGCAAATCCAACACCAGTAGCCTGCGCTCCACGCGGGTTGTTAATAATCAAGCTTGGTGTGGCGCTGAATTGATTATTAACTGGAGAAATAGATAATTCTCCATACTTATTATTGTTCGCTAAAGGTTTATCAATTCTAGCAATAGCATTTGGTGAATAAGCTTGATTCTTGCCAGCAATTCTAACTGCATACTTTTTATTACCAACAGTCGGATTATACTTCTTTTCTCTAATTACATATGGAACTTCAATATTATAACCATCACCATAATGTACCCTGATAATATCACCCGGTTTAACCAACGCAAATAAAGAATCAAAATAATTGTTAGCCTGTAATGCAGATGATGGATTGAATACTACGATGTCATCACCAGTATTGATATCATCAAATGGACCGCTTGCATTTCCAACGTTCAGTAAAAATGCACTAGCAGCAGTGGGTGGTACTAAGAATTGTCCGTATCCATCTACAGTTAAATTGGAAGACTCTGATACTCTAGAGATGCCTGCAGAATATAAATTCTGAATTCTAGTACCTAACAAGAAAATACTTGCACTATCAATAAATTCAGCAAATAACTGTAAGTTATCTAGAGTTTGTGGTATGTTATTAAATCTACTTGGATTGATAAAAATACCACTACCAACGTGAGCAAAATCTGTTGTGTAAATAGAACCATTGTTGGTTACAATATTCTTTTCAACACCAAACGGAGATCCGTCAGCCCATTGATGTGCTAGAAGTTCTGCATTTATATCTTTTACGAGAGTATATGATTGGGTATTATCTCTAAGTGTACGGAACACATTTGACAAAAACCCAGAAGTACTAGCACTTACATCAATTTGATCCATCGTATGACGATAAATTGCACCAATAAGATGTGGTTCAAGTTTGATGCCTTGAGTATTAATCCAACCAAGTGTAGCATTAATATCTAATGATAAATCTCTAATATAGTTGAACAAGTCTTGAGTTCTAAAATCAAGACGTAGTTTAGATTCTGGAATACCGGCTGCTTCAACAATTTGGTCATTTCTAATTGGTAGAGTAACCAATCCTAAGCTAGTTAGAACTGATGCGTTTGGTGTACCATCTGGATTAATAAATACACCTAAACGTGCGGCTAATGATGGAGCAACTCCAGCAATATTTAGACCTAGTGCTTGCTCTATTTGAAAGACAGCATCTCGCAAAGCATTGATGGCATCGCCACCAATTTCTGTAAGATTGTCATTTACAACCGGTAAGGTTGAGTCATCATCAAAACCGTTTGGATAGTTACTCATATTTCACCAATTATATAACTAAATCTTAGTTATGGTTGACCTCTTTGTGGAACTTCTTCTTGTGGAACATCTGAATTATATTGTTCTTCAGTACTATTTTGCTTCATTCTATTTGTAATATTATTTTTAAATTCCGAAATCTTATCACCCAAGAAAGATCTAAACAATCTAACAACTAAACCAGATGTAAATCCAGCTACTAGACCAAAAACCACTCTTCCGCTAGTAGAAGAAAATCCTTCAGGATAAGGATATCCTTTAGCTAAGAGGGCGCCTACTTGTCCTAGAAGGATTGGTAGAATTGGAAGGATTAAGCTTCTCCAGAGCTTTGCATCTCTATTAGCGGCTTTCCACTGTTTCAATGGCCACCAATTTTCCATACCATATTCAACTACTTGTCTTACAACAAATACAACGGCACCAATTGCAAGACAGAAAAATAGAAATTGCCAACTTAAAAAGGCCTGTAGTAACGTATCCATAGTACTCCTTACAAGAGTAAAACTCTTTATGATATGTGGAAGAATTGATATGGAAAACAGAAACTTAAACAATATTATGGTAGTGATTGGGAATGAATGACTGGTCTCCATCTTTGAGTGCTTGTGTCCCAAATTACATTAATTCCGTATCCATCATCTCCTACAATATATTGTGAAATAGCGGCACCAAAATGCAATCTATTAGTGGAGGTGCTATTGGCATCTTCGTTAGACAAGATTAACCTTGAAGTACTTGTTGCAACTAAAGTAATTTTTCTAATTGTAGTGGCCGAGCTTGGATTACTTGGAGCAACTAAACCACTGAGGAGAATATCAGTAGCAGCACCATCACCAGTAAACCTAATGATAGCGGCCGGATTACCTGATCCATCAGTAGTAGCTACGTTATTTAATTGACCGGCTCCAGATTGAGAAATAACCACTTCTGAAGCTGGGAATGATACGGTAGCCCATTCTAAATCGGTACCACCAGTATTTGTTCTCAAAACTTGTAAAGCTGAACCTCTAGCAAAACGTACAAAGTTTGTACCATTACTTATAAGTAAATCACCAACCGCAGTACCAGTATCAGTGATAGTATTTGAGGACGCAACAATAGTTTTATTAGTAAGCGCTTCTGTTGTATTTTGAGCTACTAATGTATCGTTAGCATTTGGTAGTGTTAGAGTTTTATTAGAAATCGTAGGCGCCCAAGATAAATCTCCAGTAACACCGCCATTTTTAAATTGTACTGCAACATCACTTTGGAACTTGCCGCCAGTATATCTAATGTTGGCTGTAGCGGCAGCATCAAACACACCACCAGTAACTGTAGCAAATCCAGTACCAGTGGGAGTACTTCCAGATGGTGTATAATACCCTAAAACACCACCAGAAACGCCTAGAAAGGTTCCATTAGCTCCCTTAGCAAGCCTGGTAAATTTAGTACCAGCAACTACTGCTAAAATATCTCCAATAGTAGCACTCGTATCAGTTATAGTGTTGGTAGTTGCATTGATAGTTTTATTAGTTAAAGTATCTGTAGATGTTAGTGTAACAATAGTGTCAGTGATATCTGGCAATGTAATAGTCTTGTTCACACCAGTTGGAGTCCAAGATAAATCACCAGTTATAGCGCCATTTTTGTACTGAATGTTAACATCGGTTTGTAGCTTGCCACCAAAATATCTGATATTAGCTGTGGCAGCAGCATCATATATACCAGAGGTTAAAGTAGCAAATCCAGTACCAGTGGGAGTAGCTGGAATACCAGTAGGAATCCATACAGAACCATTCCAAACTAGTGCTTGTCCAGTAAGGGGAGCTACAGCACTAACGGGGCGTGTTTGAATTCCAGTTACTACTGGAGATGAGGCTGTTCCACCATTCAAATCTCCTAATAGTTTAATAGTTCCAAAAACAGCAGATGTAGCATTAACGATAACAGACGGAGCCCATGTAGCACCGTTCCAAGTCAAAACCTGGTTTGTAGCTGGTGTAGTTGAGCTAATTGGAAACCCCTGTAAACCACTTACTTTAGGAGCAGTAGCTGTTGTTCCGGACCCAAATAAATCCCCACCTAATTGAATAACACCCTTACTAACTGTAGTTGCATCTGGAACTGAAGGAACAATAATAGAACCTGCTAAAGCAGCAATAGCAGTTTGGACATCAGTAATTACAGTTGAACCAATTGTAATAGATGGATTTAAATCAACTGTATCCGCATCTTGCCTAAAATCTGTACCGTCGATATGTTTTTGAAAATCATATCGATCAGTTACAAGGTGGCCCACGCCAGGTTTAAAGTTAGGGTTTATTGGACTCATGCATTTCCCTTAAATTTCTATATTATGCCGACTTATTGCATTATGGCAAGATGATTGTGTGGGTGTGGCCTAAAACTTCTATTATTTGACCATTTACAATTGGGTGATTATGTCCTTGAGATATTCCTGTAGTCTGGTTTATCTGAGAAACAGACAAAACTTTTTCATTTATAACGATTTCATGGCTGTGAGGAGGAATTCCTGGTGTAAATCCAAGGCTGGTATTGAGTTTTGAAGGAAATTCTGACGTATTTCTAAAGATTCTAATCTGGTAAGCCGGATCGAACTTACGGATTCTGAAAGTCTTCAAGTGTTGACCTCCATTTAAACCATTGATTGTATTATTGCGGGTAACATCTGAAACTTCATATCTAAACTCTTCATTATCATCTTGATCAAATAGGATAATAATGTCTCTAGTCTTGATAGTCGGAACAGTAAGCGTCCATAGATCAAGAGGGAATTCTGATTCTAAACCAGCTTCATGCATTTTTAGATTTTCAGCGGTTGGACCTGGACGAACCAAAATTCTTCCATCTGATCTGCGTGGATTGAAATATTGCTCATAACCAAAAACAAATTTGGTACCATAACAGAATGGGCATCTATCATCTGGATATTCGCTAGATGCTAAGTAACAAGTACAAGTAATTCCAGTATGAACTCTTTTAATCACAACCGCTGGACGTCCAGTTACTGATAATAAAATATCTTGACGTTGTGTATTTTGATCTTGTAGTGACATGCCACGGAAGATGTTAAAATTACCGTATGCATCAATACAGCCCATTTCTCCTCCAATGTAACTTCCAACACAAGTTCCATTTAGAAGCTGAACGGGGTCCGTTCTATGATACCCTGCATAATCGTAAGCTGGGAATTGAACATTAGCTGCATCTGCGGCACTTAAATCAGTTGATAAAAGATCTTTGGCTACTTGATGATATCCATCAATGATAGTAAATGGAAAATTAGGATATTCAAAACGAGATTGACATGCAAAAATAGCATCCCAACCACTATCTTCTTCAATAGCAAACATACTTACGATTGGGTTCCATGTTGCATATCCATCAAAACCAGAAACAGTGTGCAAGGTTACTGGTGTTAAATTGTACCCCCTTCCAGTAGATGCTGCAATCAAATTTCTGTTAACAGGATCAACTGCTAAATATTGAATTAGTTCTACTCCGATTTTAATAATTCCACTATTAGGGAAGCCGTCAACATCAATTAAAGGAATAACTAAATCAGTAGCGCTAATGTTACTACGTAACATGCTGCTTGGATAAAATCTAACATTATCATGCGCAATAGGAAGATTTTGCAAGAATCCCATAGATAAAGGATTATATTCAACTGGTCTCATAGAGAACCAATAATCCTGCCCCGGAGTTAAATCAATAATGTTCGCCGAGGTTGAACCATCAATAATAACAAATTTAACTCCTTCAGAAAAGACAGTTCGCCTATCTGTGGAAAAATAAAGATGATAAGCAATCCTGTTAGCTGGAGAATCTGGCTGAGCTGGGAACCAAGCCATATTAATGGTATAACCGTCACCCAAAGAGGTAACGGCATCCAAACCAGACATGATAGGATTAGAGTAATGAACCATGATACTCTAATTCAATTTTATTAGCTGCGGGCTAGACAAGCAATAACGGAATGATTAAACTTTTGCCATCAAGGTCTCTTTTTTATCCTTGATTTCCTTTTTATCTTCAACTTCGTGATGTTCTAGTAAGTCATCAACGTATTGTTCTGCCTCTTCATCGCCAAATTGGTCTGCAATGTATTCAACTTGATTCTGAAAGCCTTCTTGTTCATATGGGTTATCTAAATAACTGCCATCATCAGAGCTTTTGGTAGCTTTGGTGCCAGTTGTTTGCTGTAGCCAATGAGAATACTCATGTATTAGGTAAGAATAGTCCTTAAAAAAGTCTCCATCACAAAGAAGTTTGTAATTCAAATACACAATACCATGATCTGTTTTTGCAGAAACATCCAAGTCTTTAAAGTAAGTAGGAATAAGGTCGATCTCATTAATGTCTACATTATATTCTTTGAATACGCCTTGCATAACTTCATTATTTTTGAGATACTTTTTCGCCTTATTAATCATGCGCATAAGTGTACGGTATGGCATTTTCTTAACAACTTTCAAAGGTATTTTTTCATCGGAAGACATACAGACATACCAATAAATCGATATAGCAGTGTTGTATGCTTATAGTGAAATCATGAAACAGAAATATTATTACGATCAAAAGTTTTTTGAAAAAGATACTGAAGAAAGTTTCTATTGGGCAGGTTTTATTGCGGCAGATGGCAATATTAGCCAGAAAGGCGATTTTACTCTATCTCTAAAATCTAGCGACTTACATCATATAGAGAAGTTTAAAACAGCTATATTATCTAATGCTAATATAGTTTTACTACCACCAAAAGAGAAAACAATAAATGGTATTACAACTAAAACATCTGGAAGTGCTATAATTAGATTTAGAGCAAAATATTGGATAAATTCTCTTCAAAGATTTGGAATCGTGCCCAATAAAACTGCTACCTATAGTATACCAGAAGAAATAATCAGTAATATAAACTTTAAACACTTCATTCGTGGATATTTTGATGGTGATGGATGGTTTTCAATTAAGAATAGACGCCAAAAACAAAGACTATGTTGGGGGCTTTGTGGAAATCAATCAGTACTACAAAACATACAAAAATTTTTACAAAAACAGTGCCAAATAGAAAGTTTACCTTCTATATATAGCCAGAAAAACATTTTCAAATTTGAATTCCAAAATCAATATGATGTTCATAGAATATCGGATTATCTGTATAGTAACTCCACAATTTTTCTAGACAGAAAATATGAATTAGCGAAGTTATCAAATCAATTTAATGAAAATACTATCATTCTTAATTTAACCAAAGAACAATTGATTGAATCTTATAGTAGATTAAAATCGTATCAGTTAATGGCAAAAGAATTTGGATGTGCCAAAAGCACAATTGCTAAATATATGAAGAAACTTCATTTAACAGGAGCGATATAATGGCCTTCCTTGGAATTCGCATCCCCCATGAAACGGGACGTTTACTAAATCAAATTGACGTTCCTGGCGATAAAATTAGCACATCTGAGATGCATATTACTCTTTTACACTTCAAAAATGAGTGGCCGATCTCTGAATTAACTAAATCTATTGAAGCAACATATGATATTGTTGCTAAGTATCATCCATTTTTAGTCTCAATTAATAAGGTAACCTCATCATCTCTTGAAAATAATTTATGATCACAATTGTAAATGATCTGTTTCTTGAAATCAAGACCATAGCGTGTCATGTATTTTTTAATAGAGCCAGGATCAACGCCGAATTGGCGGGCGACCGCATTAAGACTACCTAATTTATCGTATGATTGCTTTAAAATTTCTTTGGTTAAAATTTTGTCTAAATATTCAGGGCGACTCATATTTGTTCTCCTAAAGAACATATAACACGAGCTGTAGATTATTCTTCGTGCCCTTAAATGATGCGCCTCGCTCTTAAATGTCGCATTCTAGCAAAAGCCGGATTAAGGCCACTATTCATACTGAATACGCCTAATCCTCTTGGAGATGGACGTAAGCTATTCTTAATATACTTTAACTTTTCCCAATAATGAGAAAGTAAAGTACTATATTGAGTTTGTAATAGCTCTGACACAGTTGGAGGGTTAAAACTCAACCCATTATCTGTAATTTGAAATTCGCGGCCTCGCTCGATTAGTGCTTTTGATGATAAAGCATATAAGGTTGCACCTTCTACTAGAATTTCACCAAACTGATCAACGAAATCATCATCGTCGAATTTAAAGAATGTGAAGTAAGGTACTTGGTTGAAATCCCATAGAGCAGTAGCGAGAAAAGTTGTGAGCATAGCAATAGAGAAAATATCGCAATCGACATAGATCGTGTTTCCATAAGCATCGGCTGCTTTAGCTTTGCCAGCACTGTTAAGTCTTGCTTTTAAAGATTTGATAAGCTTGTTAATGTTGATCGTGGCACATTGAGAATAGCTAAACCCAGGATCATCTCCTAAATGAACATAACCATCAGAGTTGATACTTGGAAGTTGTGTATGATCTACGACAAAACTAAAGGTAGTTTCAATACGAAATCCATTGATGAACCCAACCCAAATATCATTAAAAACTCCATATGGACCATTGATGGGGACCGTAAAGATAAAAGAATATTTGCCAGTTGAGACGCGCGTAACTCCAGCAGAGGTTGGAGCTAGTGCCACCAAACCGCTTGGCTGAACAATAGAAATTGTTGGAAACGAATCTGTGTCGATGGGGTTCCCAAACTGATCTTTAAATTGTACGGTTAGATTAACTTGATCGGTAACGTCAATTAACTCACCACGGGCCTTAATGGTCACGTTGCGCTCCCAAAGGTTGTAACTCCATAATTACCAAATGGAGCAGTTACCACCAATTGATATGTTTGTGTCAAATCAAGAGGATTACCAGGATTATTATATGTTACATCTATCAAGAAACTACCAACTGATTTACCGCCTACTGGAACAGTAAATTGGAAGAAATAAAGACCAGTATCTAATTTAATCATAGGTTGTGGGAAACCGGCTGCCAAAGATAAGTCGGGGAATATTACTCTTGTAATAACAGGAGTTAAATATCCATCAAATGATGTATTGTTATCTCCACGCTGACCATAACCATCCTTGGTCTCAAGGAAAATAGTAGCTTTTTGTCCTGGGAAATAATAGAGTAGAGTTGACATAGTATTCCTTAATCCTATACAATTTAATGCAGAAGTTTAATGCCGGAACTTACTATAGGAACATCTTCTGGTGCTGGGGGATGGCGGCAGCGGCTTTACTTTGACCAAAGGAAAAGCTTGTATTGTTGCTGCTGTCGCTGGAACATTCGAATCAACCAGAGGTGACGGAATGAGTATGGTAGGCTCTTCTGGTTCTTGTGGAAGAGATGGTAGTGGTATTTCTTTTACTAATGGAAATGGCTGAGTCGGACATAAAGTAACTGTTACTGGTGGACAAAATGGATTTTGATGTTCATTACTTTTTGTTAAATCAATAGGATCAAGTATTGTTTTGTCCTGTAAGAAATTAACTAATCTAGCAAATACTGTAGATGTTCCTGTAACTAGTGCAGCGCCATACAGATATCCAGCAGTAAAGTTAGATGTACCATCAATTTGAGCAGATATTGGTGCAAATCCTGCCAGCAATGCATTGATTGTAGACGTACCATTGATATTTGAAATTATTGGTGCCAACCCCACCACACTAGATATTAATGCCGAATCTCCAGAAATAGATGATGATGCTGATGCAATTCCATTTATAGGGGCAATTATATTTGCTACGCCATTAATTTGTGCTGATGATAAATCGCCTGCCGCTAAAATAGCAGCAGTTATGGTCGATATACCACTTGATGTAGACTGCAAATTGCCAGTTGCAACTATTGAGCCAGAAACAGTTGAAATACTATTGGTGGTAGAAAAAATTTCGCCAATACCATTTACATTGGCATTTATGTTCGATACGCCATCAATTTGTGAAGATGATAAATCGCCGGCCGCTAAAATGGAAGCCGTCAAATTAGCAATTCCAATAATAGTACTAGTTAGTGACCCACTAGCTACCAATGTTCCATTAAAAGTAGATGTACTATCAATAGAGCTTGATATTAAAACAAGACCAGCAATGGCGGCTGTATAAGTAGATAAGCCATCTATTGTAGAAGATAATAAACCACTAGCAACAATATTAGAAGAAAAGGTTGACTCACCATTTATTGAACTAGAAATTGGAGCTGTACCTAAAATAGCACCAGAAACAGTTGATGCTCCATCAATTATAGAACTAGCAGGAATATATCCGATAATAGGCGCAATAATAGCTGCTATACCATCTGATTGAGCGGCCATGGTACCAGCCCCTAATAAAGACGCTGTAACCGCAGATACGCAATTAATAGTTGCACTAATCTGTGATACAGAGGATACGACACCTAATTCAATATTACCTGGTCGACTCTCTGGTAAACCTAGTTGACCAACAAACGACATTAGGCTATCTCTATGCTAGTGAAAAAAGCTGATGAATTTACTGTCTGTCCAGATGTTGCAAAATTTCCAGTATAAATTCCAACTTCGTTTGGTGTTATTGAGGTAGTGCGGGTGACAGAGTGAATTCTCTGGAAATTATTACCATCACTTGAATACCAAATTGATCTATTAGTGCCATCATCTGTGCCTCTTATCCAAATGCCATGCGATGAAAGATTGTGTAAAATTGCTGAAAAATTTAATGAGTCTGTACTGTTTGTATAAGTAATATCTGTAGATCCGGCTCCACTAGCTGAAAGCAAACGATAACAATGAGTGTAAATACCAGAAACAGTAGTAGCATATGTTGGCCCAAAAACATGTAAGTTACCATTTGATGTTTGTCTCCAACAAATACCAGTAGTTGCGAAATTAAAGGTCGCCGCATTATCTACACCGGTCCAAAGAGGTATATAATGGGCAGTTATTGAATATGGAGTTGCTGGTGCTGTTACCTTAGCTACATGCATAACTCCGGCAGCGTATGATCCATTAAACAATAATCCGCCTCTATAGTCTGAAAAATCAGATCCGGAAGTTGCATTAATCAAAGACCAAGTATTTGCTGCTGGTGGAGTTTTAAGTGGGGTCGACCCCAAATAAGGATTCCATGTACCATTTTTTCTAACAAATTGGAGAGGGCCGTCTGTACATACGTAAACTGTGCCATCCGGCGCATTAGATGGCCTATTAGCAAAAGTTCCTCTACGTATTGAATCTGTAAGATAACTCATATGACCACCCAAATTGCTTTTCCAGTATGATATGCAACCTCTAAAACATTATAAGGACCAGTTATTATATAAGTAGATAATCCTACTATATTATGACCATTTCCATCAACTATAATATTGTTAGTAGCAGTAACACCTCCAACGTCTGCAATAACATAACGTTGGCCATTTTTAGGTGATGCTGGTAATGTAATAGTAACTGCATTACTAGTTGTATCTACCGGAATATATGTATCTAAATCTGTGACAGTATAGTTAGATGTTTTAGTTGACAACCAACTAACAGCCGTGATATCTGGTACGGTTGCAGAGCCTCCTCTATATTCAACCTTAAGTCGTGCGTATCTAACAACTAGTGCAGTTCCACTTCCAGCTCTTTGAGCGCCTAAGAGGATTCCTAAATTGTTCACGGTTAAATTATCAGTATTTTGAGTGCCTGCACTTACCAAATAACTTTTGTGTGGATTAAAAGCCGTAGCAAGAGGGAATCCATTATTATAGTCACCATCATATGTTTTGTATCCAGAAAATGATCCTATGGCTGGAATTTCAATAATCATAGTATCATTTGTTGATGATGGCGCTGAGCCACTGCTAATAAATCCTGAAACGTTTGTTGCCGATCTATTGAGAAAACTTTGAAATACTTGCCCTGTTGTTCCATGCCCTCTTTTTAAGACAACACCAAAAGTAGTACTATTAGTATCAATAGCAATAACTGAGTTATCATAGTTTGCTGTATTATTTAATGAAGAATTATAAACAGTTAGTCTGACATCCATTCCTAAATCAAAATTAGGAATTATATTTTTTAACAAAGCAAAAACACTAGGTAAAGTTCTTGTAGCGCCATTATAATCAGTAGATGAGTTAGGTTGAAAGGTTAGCCCATTACTATCTAATGTAGCGGCAGTTGCTTCATTGGCAGAATTTATTTTGGTAAAACTAATACCGCCAATAGAATATGAAGTATCCGAAGATAAAGTTTGTGTACCTTGAGCGGTTAAATCAAGATCTAAAGCTGTCTGCCAACTACTCTTAGCAGGGTCTACTGCTCCTACCGGCTCTTTAGGTTTCCACTGACTATTCAAATTATCCCAAGTTAATACATATCCGTCAGTAGGTGGAGTGGTACTAATATTTCTACCTTGAATTTTAGCTACAGTTGGGTTAGGTAGCGTTCCAGATAAATCTCCACCAACTACTAATGTAGAGGCGCTTGAAGGAATAAAAATTTCAACTTTAACTTTATCAACTACAACAGTCAAGTTGCCATTAGTATTATTGGTGATTGCACTAATAACAATATTTACGTCTTGGGAATTGGAAACGCTGGGAGTAAAATCTCCAGAACGCATGAAAACTCTACGTGGTCTCATATTATCCTGAGTAGGAAAACCAGAAGAATAAACGCCAGTATTCATGAATGCATTTGTTGGCAAATCTAATGTGACTTGTAATACATCATCAGAGGTATTAGTAGTATCCAAAAAAGCATTTGAAGATGCCGCTATAGTTGCTTTTTGAGCTAACATAGCACCGTTTTGGTAGCCTTTAAATAAAGTATAATTCAAGCTAGTTGGAGAATCGCTATCCTCTAAACCAAAAACAAGAAATTCAGAGTTCTGATCTGCGTTTGAAGATGCTACACGTCCCGTTACTCTAACTTTATGATTAGTAAGAGAAAATTGTGGATATAAATTAGTAATCTTTGTTCCAATTAAAAGGCCATTTCTTGTGGAATTATTATAATCGGTATTAGAAGTATTACATACAAATTGTAATCCTGTACCATTTACTATTCCAAACGAAGTTGCGGCTGCGAAATTTTCCACAGTCCAAGATTTGCCATCAATAGTAACAGTACCATTTCCTACAAAAGATTGAGTTGTAAGTGCAGAAAAATCTACTTCGTAGACAGTTTGCCAGCCGCCAGTTGGCGGAGCTTTAGGTTTCCAATATCCATCAGAACCAACATAAGTTAGAACATATCCATCTGTTATTGATCCTACAGCTTTAGGAAAAGATTGGTGAGACATTAGATTATACTCCAAGAACCATTAGCAAACACTACAGTTATGCTTTCATAATTAGTATTTATAGTATAAGAACCGGCGCCATCAATATCATTTCCGTTACCTGATACAATAATATTGTTGGTGGCTGAGCCTCCTGCCTGATCTTTTATTGTATAAGTGTCCCCCGCGGTTGGACTTGTAGGGAGAGTGATAGTAATGCTTCCTGTTAAGGTTCCAACAATAATTACCTCATCAGAAGTTGTTACGGTATAATTTGCTGTTTTGACGTTAGTAGCAATACGCCTACCTACATTTGTAATAAATTTACTAGTTGAAGTTGAGGCAATAGTAGTAGTATTTGCAATTAATGTATGACCGACATGGCCTTGCAGGGTTGTCGTACCGGCATTATTATACAATAATGACTGATTAGAAGTAGATGTAAGTGTTCCTCCAGTAATTTGTGTCAAATTGATAAGAGGGCCAGTTAGTCCGGCTTGAGCTTCTGAAGAGGTGTCATTTTGAGTACTATCTCCAATACTCCAGGCCCCAGATCTCCAAATTCTACCTTTTATTTGAGTGTTTTCTCCTGCGCCATCAGTACTAGAAAAAACTATGGCAGAGTTAGAGGAACCACTATGCTCAATAATACCATTTAGAGCATAGCCGGCAGTTGCGTGAGATGAGCCTGCCCCTTGAATACTAATACCGGCAGTATTTGAAGCGCCTCCAGAAGTATTCCAGGCGCTAACGGCAGCCCTAGTGGTTGTTCCGCCAGAAAAAATATTAAACCAAGCACTACCAGATGAATTATGTCCAAATCCTATATCGGATGATGATAGTGGATAAGAAGTTGCAAATGCAGATGCTGTTGTAGCCGGATTTGTTCCAAATCTAAATATTCTATTTGAATCAAAATATCCTGATAGATTAGAGCCAACATTAAATCTAACTTCTCCTGGAATAGTGGTTCCTGTTCCAGAGGTAATAGATATATGGCCGCCTGCGCTGGTTCCGCCAACAGCATTCTGAGCTTGAATCGTTAATAGTTGGCCATTAGTTGAGCTAGCAGTTTGATTAGCTTGTCTTAACGTTGGAGCACTAGCAGACGCATTCCAAACAATTGATGCGCCAGTTGATGAGATATTAAGTGTACCTGAATCTCCAGTTATAGAAATAACTTGTTGAGAAGTTTGTGTGCCAGCAAGATCACCACCTGGCGAAAACGTGATAGCATTGATGGCCCCTGCTGTTAATATATGAGTAACTGAAGTTCCATTACCCCAAGATTGAGCTGTGGTACCTTCTTGCCCACGAGTAACGGTTATAGTATCACCAGTACGAGCAGTAGCTAAAACTATTTCCGCAGTAAATGGATCAAGACCAATCATTAGTCTAAAGTTACCAACAGAAGGAAAGCGAGACCCTTCACCAGTAGCTACGACAATGGTGGTTGTAGAATTATTAATTGCTCCATTTAATGTGGAGGCTGCATTATTTGCAAACTGTTCAGCCATCTCATCTCCACACTAATTTATTATTGTTCGGTAATTACCAAAGTACCTACCGCAAAACTTGGAGTGATATTTTGAGATACAGCCAAAGAAGATGCTAAAGCTCCTTTGTATAACAATTTACCGGCACCTGTTGAGTTTGTACCTACGCCCACATGTGTAATAGTGCTAGAACCAGCAGTACATTGTGGAAAATTTACTTGTGCTGCATTGGTTACTGTGGATGGTCCAGAATCTACTTCAACAACTGTCCATCCTCCTGTTGTACGCGCAACTGCAACTCTGGCATATCCAGTATAAGTTGCCTCAGAGCTAGTTTGACTGCCACCTTCTGTAGGATCGGCAGTATGTAAACTTACGTAAAGAACACCAGTAGTGCTTGATCCAACCAATCCAGTAGCGTCACCAATTAAAGACGCAGTAGTATTGTTAAATACAAGCTTTAACAGGTCGCTCTCCCAAACATTGGTTTTACTCATATTTTCTCCCTAATTTGCTAACGCTATATAAATACTCAAATAGTAGTATGAGTCCAATTTATCAATATGAAAGCATTAAAGGGTAAACCATGAAAACCAAAGAACAAACCTTTTGGGTCACTAATGTATCACCAATGAATGTAACATTGGCAGATTTGGCTTTGAATATTAAAGCATTCTCCACTGTTAATCTATTGGATAAAAGACACTACAAATATACATTAGAAGAACTATTAAAATCTAAAGAATCTGGCTCTTTATTTAAAAAAAGAGATAGAATTATAGTAAGACATGTACCACCTCCTGATCCGGAGAAAAATAAGGTACCAGTTGTATATGGCACTATTATCCCAGACAGAACTCGTTCACTCTTTCAAATCGAGGAACAAGAATATGACGAGTTAAAAGTTTCTGATGAAGACCAAAAGAAGCAAGATGAACTTTTTGCAAAAGAAAATGCCGATCTTGTTGAAATTGATCTTCAAAGAAGCGTCATTAATCCACCTAAAAAGGTATAATCATGTCACGCAAACAACTTGCTATAGTCATTAATCAAATTATAGATACTGATCCAACAATTGAAGCGGATATTGAGCCAGTTATTGTAGAAGAGTATAAAAAACTCAGTGACAAACAAGATGAAGTTATGAGCAAATTTCGGAAGAGGAAGAAGCGTAACAAAACTCAAAAATCTGGGGAATAATGCCTGATAGAGACAAGGACAAAACAGTACCTCTTACTAGTCAAATAAACAAGAGGGATCTACAGATCATTTTAGAAGTAAACAGAAAAGTTGTTGAGATTGAAACTGCTGTTGCTGATCAAAATGAAGAGATTATTAGTCTACTTAATGATAACCAAAGATCCCAAGAACAAATCGAAGAAAAGCTTAATAAAATCTTAGAGAAATCCGAAGAAGCATCCAAAGATCTTTTTAAAATTCAAGTGCTATTCGTCACTGGGCTACTAGCTTTAGTTGCTCAGATTATTCAAATTTTCATCAAGAAGTAAATTAGTTCTTCATCACTTCTACATTAATAGCTTTTGGTGTGCCATGTTTATTAGCGCCAATTCCAAAAGATACCTTCTGATGTTTGTAGAGTGTTTTGAAACCTTCACAGGCAACGTCAGAGAAGTGTACAAACATGTCTTTTTGTTTAACGCCTTCTTTTTCCCAGCCAATAAATCCAAATCCTCTTTTAGGATCGAACCATAATACTTCACCATAAAACTTTTCGTCGGTCATTTCTTATCCTTATATACTAACTCACCATCCACCCAAAGTTCTCCCATATGAGAGTCCAAACCTGGAATAGCAAGAGCGCCGCTTGACTTCAAAGAAGCAAAACATTCGCCCAATAGTTTGTACACTTCTATTGCTCCAACCTTAGCAATATCCTTTTGTTTCTCCGGATCATTAGTCCCTTTTTGAAGCTTGTCAAATTTTGCAAAGAGTATTAACATATCTCGCTCTCGCCCAGCCCACCTAGAAACTGTTAAAAATTTTCTACGAGTTTCTTTCTCATCAGTGACTTTATTGCTGACATCATCTGGATTTGTGCTATCCATATGAAAACCAGATGAACCAATTAACTTACTCATGTAACTTTCTCCCGATTTTGAAAGACTTGTTTTTAAACTCTATATAAGGTTTATCGATACCCTCGATGTTTTGCTTTCCATCCAATTCGTAGATAAGAGTTCTTCCGTTTGGAGGCAATGTAGAGGGATAGACGCCGATAATTTTAAGGCGACCTGTATGCGTCATAGCGTGACAATTAGCGCATAGAATTGCTAGGTTAAAATCATGATTGGTCGTGTTAATCTCTGTTCTTTCTATAATGTGATGCAGTTCTAGTAGCTTAGGATCCGTGACATTACATGATTCTATTTCGCATTTATTTTTAATCAGCTTACTCATGCACTTACTTATATCAGATTAGCGGGTTCCCCAAGCTTCAATACGAACGGTTCCGGCTCCCGAAATTAATTTGAACCAAATTTTACAAACTGATCTATTTACAAAGCTTAAATCTTTGCTAGATTTGGTAGAGTCCATTTCTCCATGAATATCCGTTCCATTGAAAGAATATTGAACTACACCAGTGCTCTCAAGCGAGAAATTTACCGTGTATGTTGGAAAAGTAATCCAAACATCAGCATCTGTATTGAAATTACTGTTGGCAACAGTCAATTTCCTGTAGAAATTGAAGTCTTTACCGTATTGAATTGGGCCTCTTGGATTATTAGTGCGGTCATAAGGAAAAGCCATTGAAATACCTCTACTACTATGTAGAATTATTACATTAATGTTTTCATTTGGAGAAAGAGAATGAGTTGCGGATGCGCGATATATTTTATGCATGGCATTTAAAAAAGAATGGCGCGATGCGCGTATTAAATGGTTTCAAGAGTTAAAATCTAATAAACCATGCACTGATTGTGGTCAAATTTATGAGTCATACTGTATGGATTATGATCATATAGTTAGTCGTGGCGATAAAATCAAGAATGTAAGTGCAATGGTAATAACTAATTCTCCTAAGGCAAAAATTATAGAAGAGATTGCTAAATGTGATCTGGTTTGTATTTTATGTCATCAAAAAAGAACACATATTCGTATTACGGAAAAACTAGGAGATAAACGTAAGTATGAACCAAATCAACGGCGTAATATCAATATAATTAATGAGTTTAAAAATAAACCTTGTGCTATATGTGGTAAGCAATATGATTTATTCAATATGCAAGCTGATCATATTGATCCGCAAACAAAATTATATGATATATGTAGGCTAAAAAATCGTAAACTTAGTATCTTGCTAGAAGAATTGAAAAAATGTCAGGTGCTGTGTTCGATATGTCATCGAAAAAAGTCTTTATCTGAAGATAATAAACATTACAAAACAAGACCCAAAGCTCCTGTAAGAAAAGATCTATTTTATGATTCTGAAGCAAACACCAAAGAGTGTGGTATTTGTCATCAAATCAAAAATGGAACCCTATTTAAACCAAATAAGAAAACTACATCAGGATTAGATACGTATTGTAAAGAATGCTATAATAAATATGAATCCAGTAGAAAACAACGCCAACAATCAATAGGTGTATGATTTTTTAGCGTCTAAATAACCCTTCTCCATCATTTCCTTTATCTTTTCTGGTCTAAAATCAAGTAAATCTTCAATCAAATTAAGGTCCGGGCGCACAATATTAAGTTGAACGTATTTCTTTTCGGTTAATCCATTTTTAGCTAATAAATTGTACATTTCTACTTTTTCAATATCATTTGCCATGATTTTATCAGTAGATAGATCCATACTACGCTTTAAAACATCTACGGTGGTTGGATTAGGGATAAATTTTTTGATTCTTGTTTTAGGATTACAAATAATAACATCAATGATATCTGCTCCAAGCTCAACGGCCTTTTTGATTGGAGATATTTCTTTAATTCCACCATCAGTCCATAACTGTCCTAGAAATTCAACTGGCGTCAGCATACCAGGGAATGAAGCAGAGGCAATAACTGCATCTATAAAATGATCTGATGTTTGATCAAAAGTGGTATACTTACCAGAACTCAAAGAAACAGTTCCAACATTAACCTGTTTGCCACTTGCTCTAATTTTTTCGAGAGAGATATTAGTTTTTAACAGGTTGTGTAATGGTGAACTATCAAAAAAACTCTTCTTCCAGATAGCGTGCCACCTGCCAAACGGAAAGTGTCTCTTGTATATTTTACTGTTGTCTAAGCTCCTCCACATACTTTTGAGCACGCTTGCTGACCGCTTTTCTTCTCCATGTTTATACATTGCAAGAAAAGCAACATTAATAGCACCAACTGATACCCCACATAAAGCATCATACTGAACTTCTAGTTCTCCAAGTATATATTGTAAGGCGCCACACCGGTAAGCACCTTTCGATCCTCCTCCACTGAGCACTAAGGCTCTCATATATGGCTCCAAGATAATCTATAAACTACATTCTCAATAGTCTTGGGTCCCACACCGTATTTGATACCCATCGTTTGCATGAACTGCTTCTTACCAGATGTTAATAGGGCGAAATCTGATCTTATTTGTAATACATCTTTTTCAGTCAGTCTGGCTTGTGAATGTTTTTCACCGGACTGGGCTTTAGACATTTTTTTGCTTAGTTTCTTCTGATACCGCACGCCCAGCAAATACTTCGGACAGGTGATCTTTTTCTTGTTGTGACAATTTCCTACCTTTAGTATATTGATTGCCTTTATGGACAACAGATAAAAATCCTGGATTTTCTAGATGCCTCTTCTTCATCATATCTGAAGACAGTTTAATCTTTTCTGGCCTATTAGCAGCAGCAATCAATTTTTGCCTGGTTTCTTCAGTAGGTTTAATACCACCTTCACCACCAAGATTGCAGTTATATCCAAAATCTTTCAAATTAGAACAAGCTAACAAAATATATTGAGTTTCAGCTTTATAGGCCTCATTTTCGTTATCAAACTCATCGATAATTTCAAATTTGAAATTATTCAATCCGTACTTGTGAATAGCGGCATGTATAGCAAAAAACTCTAATGGATACTTTTCTTTTCCCCCGAGTGCGACTTTTCTATGATCTCCCCATCGAACTTGAGGATTGTTACTTTTGCCAATATAAACTTTTCCGTTTACAAAGTTAGTAATCAGGTAAACGTAATACTTGCTCATATCGCCTCACTTCTCTGATTAGTCCTCTTAAAAGATATATCAGATTAGTAAGATACAAATGAAAACGGCGTCTTTTGACGCCGTTTTCTTGCTTAATTAAATTGATATCTTAATTAGGACATAGCCTTCCAGCCGTCATAGCTGTGAACGGCTTGACCAACAAAACAAGAGTTAGTTGCAACTCTGAAAGTGTTAGAGATAGTAGTGTGTTCGGTTTCCATAGAAGCCTTAGAAGCACCGAAGTAAGTAATGTATGCTGGAGAAACATCAATAGTCTCAGAGCCACACATTAGAGGAAGGTTCTTACCATGCTGGCTAGCATAGTCATACCATGGTTGGAACAAAGTAATTTGTCCATGACCATCAGTACTGTTATCATTTGCATGATCACGATAAGCGCCTACGACAGTTAAGTCAGAGTTGTCCATCAAGTGCTCACCATCTTGAGCAGACTTACCATTATAAGTAAAGGAGGCGCGAGTGGCGGTATTATCTTTAAGGAAGAATCCCGCGAAACAGCCAACTGGAATATTTAGGGTAGTTCTAAATAGTCTCATTAAATCACAAAGACCAGAGCAGTTATCTTTAACGTCCAAACCACCATCAGTCCAGTACTCAACATCCAACATAACGCCATCAAAATTTCTGGTTGGATCAAGTGTTTGAAGGATATATCAAATTAACCAGATGAAAAAAAGAAAAGCTCGGTGATATTATCACCGAGCTTTCATTATTAAATTAAGATATTTTTAGTGAGGAACCATAACAAATCTTAATGGGAAAGAAGCTCCACCAGTTGGCATAAACTGAAGCCATGGTGATGGAACACTAGTAGGATTATATTTCCCCTCTACAGCGCCTTTAGTATTATCACCAGTTGATCCGCTAGCTGCCGGAATTAAGAATTTACCACCTGGTGTAATTCCCGGTGCTGCCCATACAGCCCCGCCCCATTGACCACCTCTTGGATTAAGTAAGAACCCAAATTTTTGGCCATCTGAATTAGAAGTATTAAGATGCATACGATACAAAACGCCATAATTACCATTTAGAGTTTGCGTAGATCCGTCAGTTACATCAGTTCCTACTGCCCATGTATCATAAACCATGCCACTTGCTAAGGCAAATTGCTGAATACCATCAGCAGTATCTACAGTGACACCAACAGAAGTGTCATAGACTTTGTCTGCAAATGGAAAAGTTCCACGATTATGAGTGTCTCTTGCAGTCACAGATAAGCCCGGACAAACACTTAATGGATTATCATTTTGATTTAATGCACAAATTGTTACCTGATGAGATTGAGTCATAGAATAATCCCAAATTCCATGTAGTAAGTTACCTGGTCCAACATTAGTACTATCAAATGTAGTATCTAATCTAACAGTTGATCCTGGATTAACAGTAACTGGAGAGCTTGCAGTTGATGTTGTCCATCTATTAAATCCAAGTTTACCAGTATATAAATAACTTGTAGAAGGTCCTGCAGTACCTTTCTTTTGTACAGTTAAAGTTGCACTAGAAGCGCTGGTGTTTTTTACTAAAACAGTAAATCTCATATTGCCTGATGATTTGCCATTGACATGATAAACAAATAATCTATGATAATTTGTTCCAGAAGTTGCTGGCAAATTCGGATCTTCATATAGTTTTGCCCTAACAGATGGGCTTTCTGGAGAATCAGAGAAAACTAATTTGCCACCCGTCCAAGTTTCAGTCATAGAAACCTCTGGACAGTTAAGTGGATTTACGCCGCTTAAACTTATTACATTAGATTGGCTTGCATTTGTTAAATCTGTTACTAATTGCGAAGGAGTTAAACATACTGAAATATTAGATGTCTGAGATTCTAAAACATTTGATGATTCAATGCATGATTCTGTATTAGATGCTGCGCAACTTGATACTAAAACAGCTAACAAACAACCTAATAAAATTAAAATATTCTTCATGCAATCTCCTAATTAAGCTTTATCTTCATATAAGTCTAAAGTAGCTCTAGTAATTGTGCTTCCCGTTTGTCCTGGAACAATTGTTACTCTTATATAACATTTCTCTCCTATAACAACACCTCCTAGATTTCTATTAAATGATGATCTTGTGCCTGCAGTTAAACCGGTCAAATTATCTAAATCAATAATCTGATTTGTTCTGTTATTATTTACAATCTGCTGTCCCCATAGTTTAAAACTAACATCATCACTACAGGTGCCTCCCCAGTTATACACAATACATATCATTCCAGCAGGAACATAATGATGACATAAAAATGCACTAGTAGTTGCAGAGGCAATTCCGCAAATAGCAGTACCAGTACCATTAGTATTTGTCCATAATTCTATAGCTCCAGCAGCAGCAGCGCCCTGAACAACATCAAATGACTCAACAAATCTTATATCCGTTGCTACCGTCGCAACGGCGGTTGTACCATTTAATGTTATTATTTCTGATTTTTTCACATAGTTAGAATCTAAATATACTAAACGAACAGCTTTGGCGCCAGATCCTGCGTCTGCATCTTGAGCACTGCTTGATTTAACGGAACGTTGAGCTTGCGCTGCTTGCTCATTGTATGTTCTAGTTGAGCATAATACCTCAGTAACTGCTGTTGTAGTGATATTACCAAATTTGTGAATAATCCTAGGATCTAAAAGAGGATTAAAATTGATTGGATAATTACAATAATTTTTGTAATTTGTTTCAAAATCAGTTTTATCATTATCATTATCTACTTGTGTAATACCAGATTCTACTGGAACGGTTCCCTTGTATATTATACATAAATAAACTATTTTGTCATCCAATAAAAATAGCTTATATAATTCATTATCTTCATCATATTGCAAAGAAAGCCTCTTCTGAGAAATAATGGCTTTCATATCACTCCATGTTTTATATACAGAAATTAATCCACTACCAATTGTTAAATGCATTATACGTCCTCAACAACAAATTCAAAAGCATATGATACTGTTCCAACTGTTGAATTAGTTACATTTCTTATAGCAATACCTTCATTTTGTCTTAAAACTAACCCTCTTGTACCAACAACTCTTTCATAGATGGCTACAGAATAATCTAAGCTTAAAGCATTATAAAAATTAGAGTTAGATAAATTAGCTTCTTCAGATGAAGCAAAAAATCTTCTAATTAAATTAGTTTCTGTAACACCTGTAGAATTAGTATGGGCTGTAATTCCAGCAGGCAATATATCAGAACTATCAGAAGGATAAATAGTAGCAGCAGTCCCTGCAGTTCTTGCAGATATTTTAGTTAAATATTGCTCTAATGTTTGCCCGTTTACAGCAGCAACTTGCCAATTATAACGACTTATTTTATACACGACAATTTTCTTAGTGGAACTAGTATTAAAAAGAGTAGCCATGTATTTATTATTTCCAGGTATTATTCTATCAAATATTACATAAAAAGTTGGTGATGTTCCGCCAGTTTCTGATGTAATTACAGTTCCAGTAATGTTAATTGGATTTAAAGATGTTCCAGCCTCTACAGATCCTCCTGAGGCAGAGAATCTCAAATTTACTCCACTAACATATTGTGAGCCGGCACCAGTATCTAAATCAAATACTCTTGGAATTTGTAAATTAGTACCATCTGATTCCCCAATTAAAACTGGATTGCCTGTTAATGCAGCATTAGCTGCACCCGCCCCTATAATAACTATTCGCCCAGAAGTATCTGTTAATATATTTCTAGTATTTGCTCCGTCTGATCCTGCAACTCTAACAGGATTACCTGATAATGCGTCGCCATTAGCAGCAGGGCCAATAACTGACCAAGGTGGAGTTCCTTGCTGAACTGTCCAAGTTCCACTTTGCGAAACTGGATGTACTACATTTGAAGCATCAACTCTTAAAGCTCCTGCTGTAGTTAAAGATAATGGATTGATATTTCCATTAGTATATGTTGGGGAGGTAGTAGTAACATGTCCACCAATCATAGCTAATGTATTTGAGCCAATTGCAGCTCCTGGGGTAATAGTTAGTTTAGATAATGTTGTTTCAAGAGCTAAACCACCAGTTGTACCTATATTAGAAGTTACAGTTCCAATTACTGTTGCATTTAAGTTTGCAGCCGTAGCCTGTACTACTGAAAAATTTCCAGATCCTGCATTTGCTGTTACGGTCCCTGAAACAGGAACAGGTGTTCCTCCTCCTACTCCTTGAATAGAAAGAACACCACCAGCAGGTGATCCTGCAGCACCAAGACCAATCATTACTTGATTTCCGGAAGAATCTACTTTAATGTATCTAGCATTGGTACCATCAGAACCTCCCCCAATAAGCAAAGCTGTCCCTGCCGGTATGGCAGTGTCAACTTCCACAGCCATTGGGTCGCCAAAAATATCATATAATACTGCTTCTGAGCCTGATGACATATTTCCTCTTCTTACTTATGCACTATTATGAACAAAATAGAAAAGCCCGCCATCACTAACGAGCTTTTCAGAATTTATTTATATTGACTAACTATCAATTACTTAAATTATGGAGTGATTTCGGTAACCAAAACATTTCCAGAGGTACCACTTGGGGAGAATACATCGATGATACCGGTATAATCTGCTGGAGTTTCCCAGTAAGCTTTGCTGAAAAGTACAGTAGTAAAACTAGTTGTACTTGCAGTAGCTCCAAGTTTAACGTACAAAGTTTTATTAGTGTCATTAAAGATGAAAGCTCCTAGTCTGCTAGCATTGGCAGCCAATGCAGTATAGCTAGAGTTTGCTACAGCATTAACAGCAGTTACAGTAGATGCTCCTGCTTTCTTGCTAACTACTCTCAAACTACCAGCAGTATCAAGAGATAGCGCATTTAGAGTATTGTTAGTGTAAGATGGGGCAGCAGTTGTTACATAACCACCGTTAACCATCATATCAGTTGCAGTGGAAGTTGCTGTTGCACCAGCATAAACACCGTCAATTCTCAAACCACCAAGAGTAGTAAGAGATAGTGCGCTCAAGTTACCGTTGGTTAATGTAGGAGCGGCTGTAGCTACAATACCACCTACTTGAGTATCGAATCCAAGAGCGGCTGCATTGTTAGAACCTACAGATGGGTTAGTTGCACTGATAGTACCAGCTACATATACTGGGTTTACAGCAGAGCCTTGAATATTACCATAACCATCTGTAATAGTAATTGGCCAAGCGTTGGCTAGAGAGTTTGGTGTACCCTGGTTAGAGGTAACTGTTCCGCTTACTACCCAAGGAGAGGTAGACTGGGTAACAGCTACTGTACCAGATACGGAGCTTACAGCTACTGTACCGCTAACAGTCCAAGGATTAGTTCCCTGATTAACAATGACTGGAGTCATTGACGGATCACCCTGGATGGTGATTACGCCGCCAGCAGGAGATCCTGCAGTGCCTGCACCAGCCACTATCTGACGTGCTGAAGAGTCAATTAGAATTGTACGAGTATTGGTGCCATCATTACCTGCAAATAGAATACTACGAGTACCAGGTACAAATGGATCGTTATGAACTACTGCTAATTCATAGCCGTCTGAACTAAACAAAACTGATGATGGAGATATTCCTGACATAGTTGTTCCTTAAGTTAATATAATTTAACTTACTACTTTAAATATGGGTTTAGTAGTATATTTATGGAGTCAATTCGGTTATTTTTGCTGACCCATTTGCTTGAGACCAAATTCCATTTATTTGACCAGTGTATCCGTAAGGTACTTCATAGTAACTTAAAGGAAATAACTTAATAGTAAAATCAGCTAACGAGACTGATGAACCAAGTTTGAGATACAAAAAATGCATGGAGTTATTATATATTGTCGCTCCTAATCGTATACTATTGGCTGATAAAAGTGTGGTGTCAGTTATGGCGGCTGGAACACTGGAAGTTGCCGTAGTAGCCGGTTTGGCTTGAGAAACAGTAAAAGAGTTATTTGGTGAAATAGCAACAACCAAAGCTCGGTCGGACGAGACGGCAGCTTGATTGCTTGGCTTAACAGTTACCGGACCATGACCGGCTGGGTCATTTAATACACTTTCTGTTTGAAGACGATAAACATATCCATCGTACAGGACTCCAATCGGAAACCCAAGGTCATTAAACAGAATCGCTGCTGGTGACTCATTAGACATTAGAGTATCGTCCTTGTTCTTGTGCCTTCAAAAGCAGTATTATATGTGATAGTATCAATGACTGTATGTACAATAGTCACACCATCATAATCATACATATTCCAATGTATAGTTGTTGGAAATGCTACATTGGTATAAGTAATAAACTTTTCTACTAACTTTTTAGTTTTCGCTACATCTAAGTACCAAGTGATAGATGTTGGAAATGGACTTCCAGGGGGTAGTACCTCTTTGAAAGCTCCTGATGCAAAACCATCACCTGGGCCTTCATCAATAAAATGAATTAAGTGTCTTAAAGTGCGATGCTCATTTGGAGTAAGTCCACCCCCTCCACTACTAGTAATCAAATTCTGAACATAACCATCTAATTGATCAAATCCAATTCTTACACCAGTAGTAAACCCATAACCTTCTAGGTATTGAATGCCACAATCAGTAAATTGCAACAAATCAATATTACTAATAACTAGCTCAATATCTTTGTTAAGAAACTTTCTTCTGAGCGTTCCTTTCATCAAAGATGATTTGATTTCTGCTTCAAATATTCCAGGTATTTTAAGTAGATCTCTAGTTTCGTTTAGATTGATTGGATAATTGAAAATAAAAATAGTCTTGCGCTGAGGCGAGACATTTCTTACTATGAATTGTCCACATTGAGGCTGATGCGGGGCGAAAACATTCATTCCCATGACTTAGCCCTCTTTATGAAATTTGTCTCTAATAGTTATGGTGATTGTTCTTTCAACATCAGGATTCTCGGCACTTGCCTTACATCCTTCTAAAAGCTTTTCAATCAATGAGTCATAACCCTTAGTGGCGACATCGTTTTTAGTAATTTCCAAAGCTTGTTTCACATCTTTGCGCACAAGCTCCTCATCCTTTGATAATATAACATTCTTGAGTTCGGATTCACCCATTCTAATTAGATCGTCATAAGTTAAACGATATCTAACATTCATAAGTTCTTCTAAGTAGTCAAAACTACCAACACCTGGTTGATTCTGTGCTCCAAAATCACCATCATCCAGACCAGTGCGAAGTCCTTTATCAATAGCTGTCAAAAGAATACGGGCATTACTATCTTGCCAATCATTATCTTTACCATAAACCTCTTTTATTCCATTAAGAACTTTACGAAGTTTAGCAAAATTTTTAATTCTTTGAGCAAGACCTTCGGAAATAAACTGTTCGCTACGCTGATAATTCTGAAGACCTCTACGAGGATTGTATTCTGTTTCTTGATCAATACGACGAGTATCAAAGGCCATTTTGGTAAACCCTTGACCAGCCGTTACTGTTTCCAAAGCCACTTTACGTAGCAATCTGGATTGTTTCCTGGTTGACACATCTTGTGAACCCCTGGAAATCAAATTGTAAAGCTCGGTAACCCCTAACAAACTCATTTGCCTCTGTCTTTTGATAGAACTCTTCTAATATGCCTACTTATTACACGCCGGCCCGCTTGACACGTAATTTTTAAGTTTTAGAATGCCTTTCATGGAACATCAACCTATTTCCACACATCTAATTCACCCTCGTGCAATTGAGATTTGTAAAATACTACAAGAACATAATTACCAAGCTTTTATCGTAGGCGGTTGTGTGCGAGACCTACTTCTAGGGCAGAAGCCCAAGGACTGGGATATTACCACTGACGCTAGCCCCAAAAGAGTTATGGAGCTTTTCTCAAAAACCATTCCTTCTGGACTACAATATGGAACCGTGATGGTTTGCATGGGTGAAGGTATTGAAAACCATTTCGAAGTTACTACATTTAGAATTGAAGGAGAATATTCTGACGGCCGTAGGCCCAATGAAGTCTTCTTTATCATGGATGTTAATAAAGATTTGGCTAGACGAGATTTAACCATCAATGCTATTGCTTATGATCCAATTAGCTATCGTTTTGAAGACCCTTTTGGAGGAGTAGAAGACCTTAAAAATGGTTTGATCAAAGCGGTAGGTAATCCTTTGGTGCGCTTCCAAGAAGACGGATTGCGTATTATGCGAGTGGCTCGATTTGCTGCCAGATTTGGTTATCCAGTTGATAATAATACTTTTCAAGGAATGAGAAGCAGTCTTGAAACTTTGAAAAAGGTATCCAAGGAGCGTATTAGTGATGAATTGTCAAAAACTTTATTGTCTGCATACCCTTCTTATGGTCTCCAAATTCTAAAAGAATCTGGCGCTTTGGATATTGCTTGTCCGCTTCTTGCTGGCAAGCAACTTCCACTGTTATCTCATCAAGATTATGTTCAAGGATCTTTGGAAGTCAGATTAGCATTCTTGTATAACAAGTTGCCGATTGAGCAGGTGCAAGAAGAATTAATTGGTTTGAAGTTCTCTAATAAGGAAATCAAACGAGTTATCTTCTTAATTCAGCTTATCGAGAAATTTATGGTTTTTCAAGAGAAGAATACGGCTCTTGCTTATAAGAGCTTTATGGCGGTCGTGAAGAACCATAGCCCCGACCCTTGGGAAGAGACTCTAGAACAATTTCTACAGTTGACTGAGCCTATGGGTTTGGCGGCTGGAGCATTGTTGGAGGAATACAAAGGATTGGTTGTCTTAACTCGTAAAGAAATGGCAATTAATGGTAACGATCTATTGACGGCGGGAATTCCCGCCGGCCCACGTATCAAAAAAATACTAGAAGAGTGTTATCTGGAAATTCTACGCAATCCAGAGCGGAACACAAAATATCGTTTACTAGAAATGGCACGTCGATTTTAATGAAAAAGACAGCAACAAAAAATATTGATCAGGCCAAATGGTGTATGCCAAGTTGCTGACCAATTTTTGTTAGGGAAATACCTTCCTGATAGAGACGGTTAATTTCATCAATTTTGGCGTCGATAAGAACATTATTTTTAGTGTTTCGTTGTTTGATAGGTGTTAGACTCATAGTTATAGTCCAAATTATGTATATACACCTGCTATATATCAACGAAAAAGCCGCGAAAGCGGCTTTTTCTTAACTCATTTTAGCTATCTAACTACTTGATATTATTGATCAAGCCCCGATAACTACGCTTTTTCTTCCGGCGGCACAGCCTCTTGGATTAACTATAGCAATTCCGATGATTTCGCTAACTACCCAACCCAATTTTAGTTGTTTTGGTTCGTCGGCAGGAAGCACTTCAATGTCCTGACGGATTGGCATGACTCCTACGAATTCGGGATCTGCCACGCCATATATCGTACCAGGAGGTACAATCTTGGATACCATAATATCAGTACCCCAGATGTGGGCATATAGACCGGTCTGTAGAACTTCACGCATGGTTACTGGATCGAAGTCTCCTCCGCCAACACCTTGTCCACCACCAGAACCCCACTTGAGCATGTCAGTGAACTCGTTGATGTTCATAAAGTACTTGGTGGTTACCAAGTCCCAACGTTCAATCTGTGACTTGATTTCAACCAAGTCACGCTTTATCAAACCTGCATCGGCGATATCAGTGAGAGTGTTCTCGACAGAGGAAGCTGCATCAAGAGCGGCAAAGATGTTAGCATCTTCTTGGGCCATAATCTCTTGACGAGCCTTCTGAACGGCACGGTCAATGACGTTGAATCTACGACGCTTTACCTCAGCGATACGAACCGTTGGGTTGGCGTAGATTTCAAACTCAGGAACAACTACACGGTCACCGAATACACGGGACTCTGGACCTGTACCGTTGGAAGAGATAACAACTGCGGCAACATCGATATCTCTATCGTAAGTTGGAATTGCTCCCTGTGGTAGTGGGTCAACAACCAAGGCACGACGAGCGATACCGTGGTAGTCTAGGTTTCTACGGATTGGGTTTGCCATAGCCTGAGCTAAAGCAATCTTTCCGTCCTGAGTCATGATAGCACGAGTGATTAACTCATCGCGTTTCTCATCGCTCAATGCTGGTTGGCCGGCGAGACCTTGGTTGGCAGGAACATTCTCTTCGAGAATGGCTGCATACTTTACCAATGCCTGCAATGCATCTTTTAAAGATGAGGCGTTCAATTCGCCTTTACCACTAAACATATTCATAGGTTCTCCTAGAAAAATTTGCCAGTCTTACCAGCTTTATCTTACAGTTAAAAGGGTGAGAGGAGTCCGTGAGGACTTTGAGACTTACGTCTCCCCCAGCCTCTCGGCTAGAGAAGTTTATTCAGTTACTTATGCTGGTGGAGCAAAGTAGATGGTTGCGAACTGGAATGCTCTTGGTTGTACAGAGGAGACGTTTCCAGATGGGCTGTTCAAAGCAGCAACCAAGTAATTTGGAGTGGTTACCAAGGACTGGTTGGTGTTGAACTCTACTAGACGACCAACAACAACAGCGACACCACCAGAGCCAACAGCAGAACCGTTGGAAGAAACAGTGGCAGCGTTAGTTGCCTGAGTCAAAAGACCACCAGTTGTAAAGCCTAGAGCATCACCGCCGGTTAGGGTAGTGTTGGTTGGCTGCAGGCTGGAGTGAGTTGCGTCCAAGGATACTGCATAGAGACCTGGCTTATCCCAGCAAGTGGTCTTGCCAGAGCCGGTTGCAGTGTGAGGGCCAAGTACAGCACCAGTGTAGCTGTTTGGACCGTTTACCTGTTGACCAACAGCACCACCAACGACTGCTCCGAAGAGAGTGCCATATCCCTGAATACCATCATCAGATAGCATTAATGGACGAGCGGCAAAGTTAGTGCCTGCATGGGTCTTGGTTACTGCTGGACGCTTAAAAGTACCAGAGACGTTGACGTAACCGTCAAATTGGTCATATGCGGCCTGATCTTGACCTGCGGTAAAGACGCCTGGTTGACCAGAAGTGTTCACATAAGTGAAAGTAACGATTTCGCCACCCTTGGTTTGTAGAACATCTGCGTCAAGACCGTCAAACTGACCTAAAGGCTGAATGCCTGGTTGTAAAAGTTTTAGAGCCATTGTATTTTCCTATTTAATCTTCAAATGCCTCAAGGGGCATGGTTACTTACACCTATTACTTACAAAATCTGTAAAGCATACTTCTTTATTGATATGTTTTTCGATAAAAAAGAGCTTAAGTCTTAAAAATACAGTCCTATGCCTAGAATTATGAGACTAACTTGTTAAACTCATCCTCTAAAGCATCAAATGCGTCCTTATCTTCAGGTTTTTTCTCAGGAACAGACTTTTCTGGGGCTTGTTGAGTCGGAGCTGGCGTATTTGTTAGAGTTCTACTCATAAAAGCTTGTGCTTTTTGCTCTTGTTGTGTTGCTTTATCGGTACCTTCTTTAATCGTAGCCACATCTTTTTGGTAATTCTCTACCAAATCATTCAAATCCTTAAATAAATTGCCCAAAAGTGCTTCATTTCTCTGTTGGCCACGTAATCCTGGGATTCTATCAATCAATTCAGTAACAAAACCACGGTCTTGAATCACTCTTTCACGAAAACCTGGGTCATTAAGATTTTGATGTACCTTTATAAAGTATGGATCTAGATTTGCAATAACCTTTTTAAGGTTGTCATAAGCAACTTCCACCGCTTTACCTTCTGGTGAAGAAGCATTACTAATTAAATTTTGACCAGTAAGCTCTTCACTAGTCTTTGGCAACGATGTTTTGGCCATAGCATTTTGAAAATTGACAACGGCATCATGAAGCATAACAACTTTACTAGAAAGATCTGCTAAGAATCTATTGAACTCTTCAGAAAACTTATAACCAAATCCATATTCCATAGTTTCTTTTTGTAGCGCCACAATTTTATCTGTCAATTCCTTATAATCAAACTGCAAACCTTCTCTCACTGTAATATGCTCATAAGCATAAACTGCGCCTATTAAACCCACAATTCCAATAACAATCGGTACTACTGGAACTGCTTTTTTATGAAAACAAGTTTCGCTAGCTTGCATTAAACAAACATCGGCTAATTTACGAAGTTCTTCACTATCACGAGCGTCTAGCTCATTGCCAACTCGAACCAAAGAAAGTAACAAATTCTTCTTGGCATATTTACGCTGTGTCAAATGACCGTCCGGATATTTCATGACGATGCGGGCGCGGATAGCTTGACCTTCATTTTCATTTTCAACTAGACCATTTAATTTATCATAAGATGGTGAAACAACAACTGACTCTGGATGCGCATTTTCGATAATATTGCGCTTGTATTCCATCTCTTTTGGAGCTGGTGGTTTGGTATTATATAGTTTACTAATCTGTTCAATACTCAATGAGTCCATTCTTGGATTGGTCTCAGAAAAAGATTTTTCGGTATGCTCAGCACGAGTTGATTTTTCATCGGCTTGAGACACAAGTCCCCTCTCTTGGGCAATCTTAACAAAACTTTCAAATATCTCGCTTTTTCTCATGTGGTTTCACCTAAAAAGAAATTGTATTGATATGTCATGTTATGCCTTAATTATGAGGCGCTTTTAGCCACATCATCTATATAGTAATCTACTAAAGCTCTTCTAGTTCTATAATGCTTTGGTAAAAAGATAGCTGCACTATTGGGATTATGTACATTAAAGAAAGAAATATCATCTTTAACAGCCTGAAAAGCCGGACTGTTTCGGATGAAGATTTCTTTACCATCTAGACCAGAGTATGTGTCTTTAGTAAATTGAACTAGCATATTTTCAATATTACTATCATTATTTACTAGAGGAAAAGATTGTGGTAACGGACTATCTCCTTTGAAAGGAAATTTAGTTTGTGTAGCTCTAGGAGGAGTAGATGATCTAGTTCCTTCATTTTGAGACTCTTGGCCTCGCTGATATGTGCCGCTTAACGCGCTTGGTCGACCCAATACTTCATTGGCAACATCACCAGCTACCATTAAACCCGCAGAAGCTAAGGCCAACTTGATAATCCAACCAAAAATTTTACCTAGTAAACTAACACCTTTAGATTTAGTACTACCAAAAAATCCAGCAGTTTTATCAAAACCTTCTGAAGTAAGTCTAAGTGTTTGAGCTTCATAGTTTATAATAGCTAGTCTAAACATTCTAGCATCTTTTAATAGCTCAAGTGAACTATAGACTTTATGATCACTTGCTGAATTTTCAGTAGGATTTTGTTTCTGCTTTAAGATAGTCATACCTTGCTGCTCTTCTTGTGGAGTGGCGGGATCATTAAATTGTTGTACAGTAGACTCAGTAGCTGCATCAACTGCTGCTGACGAAGTCTTCTGTCCTCCACCGATCATTTCTTTGACTTTGTTCCAAAGAGATGTTAACATACCACTTACGTCAACATGGAATACATCCATAAGTGTAGCAAGTAGAAAACCCCACTTACCAATTCCAATAGATTGAAATAATAACCATAATGCGCCAGGTGCCAAAATGTCAATTACACTTTTGACTGGATTATTAGGATCAATCTGACGACTAAAATAGTCTTTTACTTTGCCAAGCAGATCTTGGACGAAGCCAGCCTTTTTGTAGAGTTTTGGTTCCGCTAATACGGTCTCTACAAGTAGTGTGTCAACACAAAAGCTAACTTCACTATTGGATATCATCGTTTGCCTCTAGGGGTAGTGCTTGTTGGTATTTCTCTTATAAGATTATCTCTAACACGTAAAATTGTGCCAAGATTAGTTTGTTGGACAGTAAGTTGTTGCTCAACTGGTCTCGCGACATCTTCTCCAAGAATAGTATTGAACTCATTAAAGAAATCCTGGTATACTCTTCCAGAGTATGAAATAATGGTATTTAGAATATTCAACAATGGAATTGGTTGATTTGACCAATCCTTCACTTGATCGCCAGTTAAGTTATCAATCTGAATTGGAGCGTCAGCAGTTCCCATTAATCGATTAGCCATGTCCATAGAGTGCTTAATTTGACCAATCATAGCATCAATACCTGGCTTGTTAGCTAGTTGATTGTATCGATCTAAGAATAGTTTAATTTCTCTAAAATCAATATTGTTTGTGTGGAATGGTCGTAGCGCAGCTAATTGCTGAAGTGCTTGCGGACTAATCTTTCCAGGCTGTCCACTTTGTCCTTGCTGGCCTGGCTGACCCGGCTGTTGAGGAGTAATAGTTCCTGGTTTGGTTACTGCACAAGCTTGATCATTAAAATCAAACTGTGGGCCCAGAGTTTGAATCTGTTTTAAGTATGCTTGCTCAAGCTTAGAAAAACCTGGACGTAGTCTATCGGTAGCATACTGAGATAGATATTTAGCACGTAAGTAAAGAACATGAATTGCTCCACATGGGTCTACTCCTGGGGCCGTTGGATCATATGGTTTACCATCTTCTCCAATAAATTTCATACCACGAAGCCAATCTATTAAGCCAGCTTTAGAGCTAACATCTCTCCAAGTCATTCTATTGAGAATCATATTTGGGTCAGTTGCTTTCATAAATTCTTGAATTCCAGCATATGGATCTTTGATGTTAATGGTCGTATCTTTAAAACCATCAACTACATCATTTGCATTGAATGCTTCGGCTGGCTTTTGTTCAGTACGTGGACCAATTTGCTCAGTCTTTTCCAAAAACTGATTTGTTTGATTAATAAGGCGTCCCAACATAACAGCAAATACTTTTTCAGTCTTAGCCTCTTGAGAGTCTCTTAAATAAGTAATAAGCTTGATAAGAGCATCTTTGTCAGCATAAGCTGGAACCTGAATGGCCGTTCTATCATAAGGGTCCCTCTCTCGATCAATTTTATAAGTAAGGAATTTCCAATAACCAACCGGGCCTTGTTGGTTTGGATCGTTATAAACGTAAGCAACTCTCTTACCATCCCAAGTAATGGCATTATCAGAGGCCCATTTTAGAAAGTCTCCAAGACTTTCTAAATTTTTACGATCTAATTCGGGTGTCGCTCCTTCACCTAACTCACTTCCAATAGGTGCCGTAGCTTTTGGTACAGAATTAGGATCTACTTGACGCATCAATTGCTGAGCCATCTTCTTAGCTAATACAAGAGTAGCTAGTTGTTGTGGATCGGTTTGTTGACCACGCTTTTGGATAGACTTCTCCCCAGCAACTATTAGAGATTTTAGTAATTTTAGATCGTCATAAATAAAAGACATTGGTATCCTTATACTTGTCTGACTGGACCGGTACCACTAAGTGGCGTACCTGCATCAAGTTGCTGCTTAGGTTGTGGCGTGGCCTTTAATTGAGCTTTTTGAATAGCTTGATCTGCAAAATCGGAAAATGATTTTAGAAAAGCTAATAGTATTTTTGGATTGCTAGTTTGATTTGGTTGATACTTCATATTCTCAGTCAAAAATTCTCTAAAAAAATTGAGATTTTTGAGAGCGCTTAACGGCAATGGACCTTGTCCAAAATTTACTGTCAATTGATCTACATTTTGCATCATCTTCTGCTCTTCAGGCGTAAATGCAATAGGGTCTCCACCACCCGGCTTGATAGTAATTAGGGGTTCTTCTCCAATAATATGTCTTACATAAGCTGGATGTTGAGCAATAGCATCTACATAGTAAGAATAAAAATTAGATAGTTTATTGATTAATGTAGTTAGTTCTTTTGCTTTAGCAGTTTTTTCAGCCGCAGGTAAGTTGGCAGGATTATCTTCTTTTGGAATAAGCTCCGACATTTTTGTTAAATCATCATCATTAAAAGATTGTATATTAGTCCTTCCAAAATCTTTAGATAGATTAACTAAAGCATAAGCAAAGGCATAAATGTTTTTGAGTGCGTTGTTAGTTCTAAAATCCCAAATACTATCAGCCTTTAATTCACTACCTGGTGGTGTGCCAGGAGAGCCAATTCTTTTGAGACCATCAATAACATTATTCATCTCAATTAAATCAGTTGGCTGTTTTTCTTGTAACTTTTGACGATTTGGGTCAGTAGAGTACTCTTGGCCTTTGATAGGAGAATCTGCCATATACTGTTCGGTAATGAAATCATTAAATGGCTTTTTTGAGTCATCTACAACTGGCTTTTCACCTGGTTTAGTTTTCTTGAAAGAATACTTAGTTACACCGGCAGCAAATCGTTGCATTGCATCTTGCATTGCTTTGATAGCTGGATTAATGTAATATCCTCCTCCACCGGTAGGCTTAGCTGACTGTGAAGACTGGCCTGGTTTTGGTACAGCGGTAGTAGGTGGAGTAGTAGCATCTCCATCAGTTTTTGGAGGAGGAGTATCAGTTTTTGGGGCGGCAATTGGTCCACCAGATGGTTTTGGTACTGCCCCCTTCTTAAATATAGTGTTACTCATTATTGAAACCATGCCTCTCTGAACTCTTTATTTTCAGCAATCAGTGCGTTTAACATACTAGTAAACTCTTTAGCTTCACGATTTTGTCTTTCTGGATCATTACTCATTTCCATGAACTGCTTTTTGATATTATCAATCTTAGTATATTGAGATTTAAGCCATGCCATTGCAGTATCGAAATCTGCTTTTTTCATAGAATCTCTCTTCATGGTGATCCAGCCTTGCCATCTAGTAAGATCAGATAAAGCATTATTAGCTATAGAGGCAATATTCGCAGCCTCACGATTTAAAACTACTACAACGCCTTGTCTTGGTTTAGCATCATCCTCGCCCTCTCCCATAGCTGGCTGGCCTGGACCTTGATAAGATCCACTGTCTTTCATAAATTGAATGGTTGCCTTCTTATTAACAAGCGGTGCTAGTTTATTAATCTCAGCAACAACCCTATTAGCATAGCCTGATATATTGGCATTCCAATTTTGAGCACCCGCCCTTTCAGAATCCGTTTCCCATGGAACAAGTTTACTACCAAAATCTCCACCAAACTTACCAGCGCCTCTGGCCCATGTGATTAATTTTCTCCAGTTGTCTGAAATAATATTTAGTTGCTCTCTACCAATTGGAGTCTTAGCTAAATTACTAGTAATAGTGTTACCAAATACTTCAGCCTTAGCTTTATCAAAACCGTTGCCTCCATATTCTTTAAGTCTACTAATCAAACTATTGATCATAGGGATAATTTTAGTGGCTTGTGCAATAAGCTGTCGACTTAATTCTTCTTCGGTTTCTTCTGGAGCCACTTCTTGAGCTAAAACTACCTTAACTGCATTAAGAATGGCACGAGAAGAAGATAATTTACCAGTAGGTTTCTTTTCAACAGACTTCATCATTTTAAGATGTTGATCAAGAATATCTTCAATAGTTGCCTCGTCGCCTTCAACACCTTCTAATTTATGACTACCTTTTGGGTGAGCTGATTGAACTAGGTCTTCGCCTTTTTCTTTTGAAGTTTCATAAAGAGTCTGAGCACGTTTGTAGTTAAAATAACTGGTCTCAATCTCAAGTGCTTCTTTTTCCAGACCAGATGCTCTTAAACCAGAACATAGCTTAAAAATATTTTCCATTAGATCAGAAGTTGGTGTATAATCTGCCTTTTTAGCAATAGACGCCTTCTTTTGAAGAGTTTCTGGCTTAACCAAACCTCTCTCCTTAGCAACCTTTTCCAAGGCACGCATTGTTGGAGAATCCTCAAATTTCATGTGTTTAAAAGTCATTGTGGTCCTCAAATGAGTAGATTGTCTATAATATACTGCGATATTAGTCGCTTAAACAATCTAATCTATTATAGCGCAGTAGTCGCAAACCATGCTTGTTACAATAACGAATTCCATTGATTATCTTGTATTTTGCTTTGCCTGAGACCTCGCAACCAGGAGCATCGCATTTTCGAGAATAATCAATTCGTTTATCCCAAGCTTCTTTGGCACTTTCGGATTTCTTTGCTTTGGTTTCTTCGGAGTCTTTGATTCCAATGTGAACTTCTGACATGTGTTGTCGAATTTCTTCAGTGTATTCAATTGGGTTTTCAAGTCTGATTTTACGCATCAATTCACGGGTCTCTTGATAAACTATACGACCAGCAGCAGGATGTCCTTTTCAGCAATTTGTCGAATAGTGGCTTGGCGTATTTTCTCTTTAGTTTCATCAGAAATTGCGCCACGGCCGCCCTCTATTCCACCAATTCTTGAATTGTACCCTTTGTTTTTATTTCTACTATCATACTGGATAATTAAAAGAGACTCTACTTCATCCGTATCTTCTTGAGTTTTACAAGTGGCTATCGGCTCAAAAACAAAATTATCAACACCGTATTTTGACATTGCATAATGAATATATTGTACAGTTTGCTCTGGATATCTTGCAAAGTATTTGTATAACTGCGTCAAACAATGACGCGTCAAGTCAAAACCACAAAACCTCAATCATGGGATTCATTGGAGTAGGGGGCGCAGTAACCATACCTACGGCCGGATGAATTGGGCTTGGTCTACGAGTAGTCAAAAATCCATTTTCACTAACATATAAATTAGCACGAACTGGATATTGTTGATTGGTTTCATACTGGTCAGTTTGAAAAAACATTCTTTCATACCAAACAGTCATTCTACCAGAACCGGCAGTACTATCATCTCCTGGAATATTAGCTACTTGATAAGTATAATTAACAATTGCTTTGATGGCATTTGGCTGCCCTGTACCTGATAAATCAAAATTTAATAGAGTGCCGGCCACAAAAGTAATAATTCCATTCACAGGATTTAATACTACATTAACAGTAGAATTAAAACTGGATGGAACAATATTTGGTTTTCTTAATTCGGCTTTTATATCAACTGGTGTAACTAAAGTGTTGTTTGGTCCAGGAACACCAACAGCAGGAACAATAACTGTTTCGTTCCATGAAACATTGGTAAATGCCTTGGTTTTAATATCATCGATAACGCCAATAGGAGCCGTTCCGTTACTAACGGTAGCCATAACTTGATTACCAATAACTGTTAATTCTGCAATTTGGCCCGGCTGAAATTCCGCGGATGGATCAACAATGAAACTGACGGGCAAAGTGTTGCCCACCTGGACCAGCCTTAAAATGGTATCCACCCGAAATCATTACAGATTTCAAAATGCGTGCAAAGATTTTTATTTTTCATGAACTATCCTTATCACAACTATACCACTATTAGTTATATACTTGGTTATGCGAAGAAAATTCACACAATCCGAAATTAGCTCCATTATCAATTTATATAACAGTGGAAAACAACAATGGGAAATAGCTGCACAACTAAATTGTGCTCAAACAAGCATTTCTGGCATTCTAAAACGTAATGGAATTAAAACAAAAATTGGTAAAAAGATTATATACAATGACATCAATAAATCATTTTTTCAAGATATCAATAATGAGAAGGCGGCATACTTCTTAGGATTTCTTTATTCTGATGGGTGTGTCCAAAATAAAAATAATGCTTATACAATATCTCTTAAACTCAAATCTACTGATCAATATATTTTAGAAAAGTTCAGAGATATAATGTCTCCATCTTCACCTATCAAAATATCAAAAGTTGAGTCTCCTGGGGCAGTTCCATATAGCTACTCGTACTTTCGAATTAACCAAAAAGAAATATGTGAACAACTTATCTCGCATGGCTGTGTTCCCAATAAATCTCTTATTCTAAATTTTCCTACAACAGTTCCTAATGAGTTAATTAGACATTTTCTACGTGGCTATAGTGATGGAAATGGTTGTATTTATCAAAACAAATTTAAAAATAAAAAGGCCATTAATACTATTTGGAAAATTGTATCTACCAAACAATTTTGTCAGCAAGCGGCCAAAATATTAAAAGAGCAACTTAATATAAGTTGCTCTCAATCATTATCAAGACCTAAAACCAATCAAATAACCACTACATTATCAGTCAGCGGCAATCTTCAAGTCAGAAAAATTCTTGATTGGTTATATCAAGATGCTACCATTTATCTACCGAGAAAATACAAAAAGTATTTAGAATTTATAAAAAGTTAATCTCTTTCGTCCTCGAAATCATCTATTGGAATATCATTTTCTGATACCTCTAGAGTGTCGTTGATGTCTGTTGCAAACAGATCATCAGAATCATCTATATCGGATTTTAATAAAGTCGCAAATTCGCCAAATTCTGGCTCAAAATCCGATTCTTTCAGATTATTCATATCTAATGGTGGTGGTACATCTAACATACCATCATCAGCTAAGTTAAATACAAAGCCATGACCTTCTAAATTCTTAAGCATTTTTTCAGGAGTTAATCTTTTAGTATGCTTATCTGGCCTGCCTGGTTTTTTAGCGGCAATACTTTTGAACACTAAATCATCTTTGTTTGGAACAGTTGGTTCTTTCATGCTCTTAAAAGAAATAGTGTCTCCTGGAACAGTGATTGGCAAACTCTTCATAGAAATAGTTTCCCCTGGCTGAGGGCTTGTAGGATCTACTGGTTGAGTTGGATCTTTCATCCAATCATAAATTTTACTAAAAGAACGATTTGGATCTAACACAGCTTTAGCATCATCTTCAGACATAACATTGGTTTTACCAATGAAATTACCAATTTGATGATCAGAGTATCCTAAACTGCGCAATACTAGATTGAACTTCGCTTTTGCTATTGGATTACCTTTCGAAAACTCATGGAAATCACGTTGAGTCATTCCGGCTTCCATTAATGCTGGTAGCGATGGCATTTCCTGCACATCACGGGCTTCATTAGCTTGTCCAATCTTTTGTAGAATTTGCAAAAGCTGGTCGGCCCTGGCAGTCAATCCTTGTTCTTCAAGAATTTCTAAAGCGGCATGGAGGCAATCAGCGGCCTTAGTAAGGCTCGGCTTCTCAGCCAAGGCTTGCTTGCGCAATTGCTGCTCCATTCCTGCAATTAGTTCATTTTCGAAAAGCGACTTAGCCATTTTGACCTTCTTTAATATCAATGGCCAGAGCTTGTAACAATTTTACAACCTCTTCTGCTTCTTTGTGCATACCTGCGCGGTCAAAAATATCAGCCGCAGTATTCAAAAGATCAGCAGCTTTAGCTAACTTATTGAATCCGTGTCTATTTTCGGTTTGGTTTTTGACTAAAGTCTTCTCCATCGAACGATAGAGTTCGTCCTCAAAGCTGCCTTGTTTGAACATTGTTTAAATCCAATTTACTTCTTAGAAGATTTCTTATCGTCTTTCTTAGAGTCTTTCTTAGAGTCTTTCTTGTCAGACTTCTTGTCTTTAGCAGACTGAGAGTCCTTCTTATCAGACTTCTTGGAATCCTTCTTGTCGGATTTCTTGTCTTTAGCAGACTGAGAATCCTTCTTATCCTTCTTCTTAGCTTCAACAGTCAAAGAAGCAATCTTTAGAACAAGAGCAGAACCACGTTCAAGGCCGACTTGGTCAAGAGCTGCGGAGGCAGTTAATAGACTATCGATAGCGACATCGAAAGCAACAGAAGGTTCAAGGCTATCAGATGCATCACTGTCATCCTTCTTATCATCCTCATCATCCTTCTTCTTGCGAGCATCGTTATCGTCCCAAGCTGAAGACTCGTCCTCGTCATCTTTCTTAGATTTACGTGCATCGTTATCATCTGCCATACAAGAATCCTTGTCAGAATGGCCACTACCACACTTCTTGCATGAATCCTTTGCAGCATTCATGTCTTGGGCATACTTGTACTGAACATCAAATAGAGACTTGTGTTCTTTGCTGTTTAGAACTGCATCCATTGTTGCAGCTACAAAATCTGATACGCTTTGGTTTTTCATTTGTATCCCCGTTCTATGTTGCTTTAGAACACACCCTTTTTGTTACCAAAGAGGGCTGACAACTGGGCGTAAGAGTCATCCTCTACTGCTTGAGCTGGAGAGAATTCTCCATCAACTCTGAGACCAACTTGTGGAATGGTACCTACTGTCTTACGGAGAACACCTGGTTCATGACGAGCAACAACCTTCTTTAGAGATTCGAATGCATCATCATTGAACTTCATAATTTGATCAACCTGATCAGAGATGGTTGCTCTATTGTGAGAGCAGAGACCACGGTCAGCCATATCATAAGCTAATTCGTATGCACGAGCTAACTTGACACGGAACTGGTTAAGTTCTTCTTCCATTGCAGACTTGACATGCTCCTTTACCATTTCACTGGCAAATTCGCTTCCGCCTTCAACCTCACCAAAGTACTTCTTCCAGTAAGCAACTGCTTCACCATCCAATCCGTAGGATGCTAGAGCATCTACGTCTTTTGGATCAAGCTTGCCTTCAGAAACTAACTTCTGAATGACTTCTGCTTCTTTACGAACCTTTGGTGGAACCTTTGCAACTTCCATCATGGCCTTGTTCACTTCTTGAACAGTTTCTACCAATCCGAGATTATCGGATGGCTTAACGTCCAATTCAGTTTGACCATCAGTGTGCTTCTGGGAAGCATCTAACATGTCACTAAACTTCTGCTTGGACATATCCTGGATTTCTCCGTCTTCTTCCTTACCAAGAGCATCGGCAGCTAACTTGGCCCTGAGGGCAGCGCGGCCTGCTCTATCATCATAAGATGCCATAGTCAACTTCTTTCCGGCCAACTCTGGTGGAATTTTCTCACCTTGTTCAAAGATGATATCATTGTCGTCAGCCAAACCTGTAAGAGGGTCTTCATTTTCAATAGCTAGTGGCTCATCAGTGACCATTGGATCGGTTTCTAGAAGTGAATCTAGGCCACCTTCATGATATTCATGATCTTGATCATCACCCATCATCTCTTGAACGGCATCCAAATCTGCGTTGGTATCGTTGATTAGATCCATCAAGTCACCGCCGTCTGCGGAGTGACTATCTTTTTCGTCGCTCATTTCGGTATCTCCTTCGGCTAGTGCTTGCAATTCTGATTCAATTTCAGCACGCTTGACAATGGCCTTAGTACCACGAGCATACTTAACGAAAGCTGCCATTAACTTGAAACCATCTGCCATAGCAGTCTTGGCCTCATTAAAAGCATCTTCTACAATAGCTCCTACAAATTCCTGGTTGTTCGGAGTTACAGCACCCTTATCATACATACCAACAATCATATCTAGTTCTTGCTTGTGTTCTGCAAGTTCTGCAATAGATTCCTTCATAGCATGAGTTAGTGCGCCATTAAGTTCTCTTCTTAAAGTGTTCAGAGTAGCTGAACTAAACTTATCAGAAGCAGTAGACTCTTTGCTGTCATCAGCGGCCATTGGGGCTGCGCCGCCAGCATCTGAGTTACCCATTTCAGCTTTTTCGCCAGTTAGAGCGCGAACGGCCTCTTGCAAATCAGAGCTGATCTGTACATTTTTCTCAGCCAAATCTAAAGCTTGTTGCTTTGGATCGCCAGAGTTACCAGCATCTTCTACTGGAGGCCCGCCTGCATCGCCACCACCCATATCACCTGGAGTAGCGCTAGATGGATCACCTGGTGGGCCGGCTGGAGGAGCTGGAGGAGTTGCCTGTGCCTTCTTAATTAGCTTAGATACTGCATCAGCGCCTTGTACCTTAACCTTTTCGATCAATTTGGCACCAAATTCTTTAGTTGCAATTGAGTCATATAGGACAGCAGTATTTCCACCAGCTAATTCATCAACAGAAGCAGTAAGCAATAGCTTATCGCCTAGGAATACTTCCCAAGCACTTTTTGCTTTGTTCTGAGTACCATCGCCATTGGCAGCTTTAACAAATCTTGCTCTTAATTGAGCACGAGCAAGCATCTGCTTACGCTTTAGTTCATCCTTAGGATCGGCAGAAGCTGGAGATGGATGCATACCATCAACTGGTCCAACACCTGGGAATGGTGATTGGCCAACCATCTGCTTATCTTCGTAATCACGAAGCTCTTCGTTTAGCTTATCCTTTGGATACTTAACTTTACCTGGTGTTGGCTCGTTAACACCACCAGCGCCTTGCCAGTAAGCCTCTTTGTTCTTCAAGGTATCCTTAACCATATTTACAATAGAGTTACGCTTGAGAGCACGCTCTTCTGCTTCTGCACGAGCAAGCATTTTCTTACGCTCTAACTCTCCAGAAGGATCAGCCGAAGCTGGTGAAGGGTGCATTCCATTGACTGGACCTACCTCAGGGAAAGGAGGCTGACCCAACATGTGCTTGTCCTCGTTCTCACGAAGCTGCTCATTGAGCCCGTCTTTTGGATACTTAACTTGACCTGGAGTTGGCTCATTAACGCCACCACCACCCTGGAAATAAGCTTGCTTATTAATTTCTTTTGATCCAGACATATTTTCCTCTTGTGTTTTTGTAGAAGTAGTTTTAGCTAACTTATCCAAGCTCTTTTTCATTTGACTTAGCGTTGCTTCGATTGACGCAGTTACTTGCTGAAGCTCAGCTAATGATTCCGCCTCTACATCTGCGGATGCAAACCTGTTAGTTTGCGGAGTTTGGAGAGCCAATCCTGAATCCGTGGGTGCGCCGTCATCCGTGGCAATCGACCCCGACGATTGATTAGATGCTGAAGAATTAGTACCTTTTTGAGAAAATTTTGAATTAAGAGACTCTAATTCTTCTAGTCCTCGTTCAAAATCTTGCTTGAAAGACTCTAATGATTCACCCCTGACAGTAATGGAATTAGTGTCAGATACCTCTGCACCACCTGTCTCGTTACTCTTGATAATAGTAGCTTGATAGGATGATGCCACCTTTTCTAGTTCCTTAGCACGGTTTTCTAGATAAGTGTTCATGGTATTAGCTGCGGCGATAATGTTTTTGATGTTGGCTCTAGGATCA